TTACCAGCTCCTCGCTACCGAATTTTTCGACCGCCTCCGCGGTAACCGCAATGCGCGGGCAAAGCAGCTCGTTTTCGCGCTCAAGCCGGACCAATACGGCGGACAGCTCGACGCCGAGGGCTTCCGCCACCTGGGCGCGGATCTCCTCCAACGTGTCGAGCAGGATCAATTCGAGATTCAGTAGGCAAAACATTGCGCCTCCGTGTAAGTTTTTCTAATTGCCAAACCTCAGCCAACCCTAGCAGCGCGTAACCAGTCGCGTCGGCCGCGTGCTCGCGCAAATTTTTCGGTATCTTCCCAATCATCGAAGCGAACCCCGAAACCTTTGCGTTGACTGCGGCTTCGACCTCGGTTTTTGACGCCGATCGATTTCGCGCAATGCCAGTTTTCAGATCGACCGGCACAAACGGCAACGTGATCAAGCCGTGCGTATACGCCACCGCAACCAGCAACCCTTCAACCCGCGCGCATTTCCACGCGTTGCCGCCCTGGGCGCGAAACGGGGTGTAAACCTCGTACGCCACCGCCTGCAGATCGTGCATGCGCACCACGCCGTCTAGCTCGTCATACAAATGCTGCAGGCGCCGCGAATCATCAGCAGAGACTCGAAGATCCCTCTTGGTCTTTTTCGTCTCCGGTTTCGTCGTCACCGCCAGCAGCGTCAGGATTTCCACCGGCGCCGTTGCCACCGGTTGGTGCAGGATTGCCAAACCCATCGACGCAAAGCCCGGATCCACACCCAGTACCATCATCGGCGTGTACCTCCACAGATTGCGCGGCAATTTGCGCCGCTAACGCCTGCTTCTCGCGCTCTTGTCGCATGGCTTCGAATTTTTCCATTTTGTGAAGCCACACCGCGGCCTCGTTAGGCTCGAGCCGCTCAGCCGATAATAGCGAAATATTATGAGATATTAGCAACACCGGCCGTTGCAATTGCTCGACAAGAGACTGCCGTATGCCTTCGGCGAGCCGCATTGTGGTTGCCGGCGGTACCGACACGATCACGAATTGCTCGAGCCCGCCCTCGATTATCCATTCGGCCTCCGGGTCATTTTGCAACGCCAAATTTTTGACCGCAGCGCCTTCCTCATTTGCGAATAACGCCTTTACGCAATATACCTCGGCGGATTTGCGGCTTTTGCGGTTGCGCTTGTCCAACAACAACGGCTTTTTGGATCTCTGCTTCGACTTTGGTTTCTTTGCTCGCGTCATTTGCTCCACTCGTCAATAATTGCGACTTCCCGCCGCGTTTCTGTACCGTCCACACCTTCTCAAACGCCGATCTAAATTCGGCGTCATGCTCAATTACAAAAATCGTTGAACGCTCACGCCGTAGCGCCTGCAACATCTCGACGATCGCCTGGCCGCCAGCGCGATCGACGTGCGAAAAAACCTCATCAAGGATCAACAAATCCCAGTGTTTCGTCGCTCGCCTGGCCACGAGGCGCGACAAGCCGAAATCGATCGCCCATGAAATTCGGCGCTTTTCTCCGCCCGAAAAAGACCGATAGGCGCGCTCAACAACACGCCCGTCCGGTAGGTACTTGAAGACCCGCACCGACGGCGCGTTGCGAACGTTCTTTGTCGTCTTCGCCTGCTTCTGCGACTCGAACCGCACCCAGAACGTGCCACCGGTCAGCAGGCGCACCCACTCGTTGACGGCGTCGGTAAGCTCATGCAGCCGTGCGTCCAAAATGTACGATTTCAAGCCGCGCGATCCGGTCGCCGTAACCCAAAATTCAGCGTAGCGCAGCTCCTCGCGCAAACCGGTCAACCGTGCCTCTTCGGCTGCCAGCTCAGTTTCAGCCGCACGCAACCGCTCGCGATGCTCGTGGATCGCACCCACCCACGGATTCTGTTGCGCCGCCAAAACTGCGTGTTTTTCCGCGCCTGCTTGCGCCTGCGCCGCCATTCGCTCAGCCGCGGTTTGCCGATTACGCAGCGCCCACAGCGCGGCATCGGCATCGCGGCGTTGCCGCTCGAGCTGGCCGCGCTCCGCATCGTACTGCGCACGCAACCGATCAAGCTCCGCGCGACACGCGGTTACCACAGCGGCCCGCGACGCAGTCACCCTGCCCCACTCCACAACCGCCAACTCCGACGCGGACAGCAAACCACCCAGCCGCAAACGCTCCTGCGCTAGGTGCTCGCCGGTAACCTGACTGCCACAGCTCGAGCACCGGCCGGCCTGCACCCGGGATAGCTGCTCGACCTCACGCCGTAGTCGCGCCTGCTCCGCCTCCGCCTGCGTCTTGCCCTTGATGACCTCTGCGTGCCCCGCCAAGGCCTGCTCAAGCTCGGGGCTAGTAGCAGGTGCCGACCCAAGCCGCGCCGCGACCGCAGCGGCCACCGAGGCCACGTAAGCCTCAGCCGCCGTCACCTCAGCCGGTGGCACCTGACTTGCCAAAGCCTTCGCCTGCAGCTCGCGCAACTCGGTTGCCGACCTCGTCACCGCTTCCGCGTGCTCAGTCTCCCAGGCCTGCGCTCGCGTCGTGAAGTCTTCAGCGCGGATGCCCGCCACCCGGCCCGACCACATCGCACACTGGCTTTCAGCCGCGACAACCGCCGACAGTTTCGCCGCACGCAACGCCTTGGCCGGCTCCTCGAGACCATCGACCAAGCGCATTTCGGGCAAAATCTTGGTCAAAATATCCATGCGCTCGGCGTCTTTGGCGTCGGCGAAATGCGCCTGATCGGTCTGGGCGAACAACACCGCGGCGTGGAAGACCTCCCGATCCAGACCCAGCCACCGATCGATCACCGCCTGTGTTTCGGCCACGTCGTGGGTTGTCAGGTTTTGCCCACCCACCCAAAACTCAAGGCGAGCGGGCCGCGCGCGAACAACGCGCGCTTGCGCGCCCGAGTCATCTTCCAGCGCGGCCACAACCTCGCACGTCTTCGCGCCGTCATGGATCACACTGTCGGCAGCATCCTTGCGCGGCACCTCGCCAAACAAGCACCAATCGAGCGCATCGATCAGCGTCGACTTGCCGGCGCCGTTGCTGACCATTCGCGGCTCGTCGAGGTTTTGACCCTCGATCAGCACGAGGCCTTGATCGGCGATCCGAAACGAATGGCTGCCCGCGTAGGCCCCAAAATCCTGCAGCGTCACATCAAGCACGCGCATGGCTTGGATCCTTTCCGGTCAGCGCCGCAAACACCCGCACGAGCCGCTCTTTGTCCAAGTCGCCGGCCTCCCGCTCGACATACGCCCGCGCGTAGTCCTCGAGCGTCGCCAACGCGCCCACCGCCAGCCGCACCTCGGGCGCGGCCAGCTCAGGCGTTACAACGTGCCGCACGCCAAGCGCGTCGAGTTGGCGCGCGACACCTCCACACGCCGCTTCAGGCGCCGTAACCCGCACCTCGTCACCCGGGCGCATGTCCGGCGGCAGACTGACTTGGCCGTCGACACCGACCGCGCAAGCATGGAAACGTGGGCCCCAGGTCCGCGCTTGGAACCGCAACACAGCTCGATCCCAGGTACAAAAGCCCTTCGGCTGCCCAGCTTCCTGCGACGTGACTTGCCGTGGGCTTCCAACGTAAATCACCCGCCCGCTCGGCAGAATTTGGTGCCGGTGATAGTGGCCACAAATGCACAGGACGGTCGGCGGCAATTCAGCCGGATCGATCCCTTCGGTCGTCGCGACCGAGAAATTATCGATCGCACCCGCAACGCCATGGTGCAAAAAACACACGAGCGGCGCGTTACCGATTCGCCCAACTGCCCACGCAATCGCCTCACGTACCAAGCCCGGATCGCGTCGGTACGGAACCCAAAGGCCCCACTCGTCTAGCCGCGGCTCGGTAAATACGGTCACGCCCGGGATCTCGCCCAAGACCTCGAGCGCGTTGCGCCCCGCCACGTCGACCTGATCATGGTTGCCTGGCAGCAAGCGCACAGTTATGCCGGCCACCGTCCACGTCTTCAACAACGCGCAAACCGAATTTAGCAGCCCAACGTCGACCCGGTAACGCAGGTGCCAAAAATCACCAAGCATTGCGATTTCACGATCGTGAAAATCATCGCACGCCGCACGAATACCCGGCAAAATCTCGCCGAGGCAAACACCGGCCGAGTCAGTATCAAGGTGCAGATCCGAAAAAATAATCACGGTCTATGCCAACCCTTTCCACCGCGATTTGCATCCTTGCCGAAATGCCCGCGCACAATTGACCCATCGGACATCACCGCGCCCATTTGGTAGCTCGGTTTACCAACCGTCACTTGTGCGAATTTCTGCCGTTGCAATTGCCCAGAACAATCGGCGCCTGGCTCTTGTGACTCGTGCGAATATACTTCGTCACGTTTTTCAATCGACGACAACACCGTCAATTTCTCGCCGCATTTATCGCAAACGTACTCGTAAATAGGCATCACACGACCCTTGTTTGTGCCTGATATGCACCGACCAATCGATCAAAAATGCTGGGTTTATCCGCCGTCGCCGGCGCCAAGCACAACTGCCGAAAGCCAGCCCAACCCTGAAACTTCAAGATCTCACCATCGAGGTTTATCGCGTAGTGGCCGCCACCGCCCTTTGACGCCAAGCCGGCGCGCGTAAGGCCCTCAAGTAAACCCCACGTGTTATCAATTCCGACGCCATGCAAAAGCGCGAATGAGCAACGCTGGCCCGTTGATCCGTAAACCTTGTCCTTAATTACCTCGCACTCAATTTCGCGACCGAGCGGATTACCGCGGCTATCCTGCAACCAGTTACCCGCCGAATAGAGCTTGAGCCTAAGCGAGGCCGCGCTACGCATCGCCTCGCCGCCATAAGTCTCGCGCCGCGTGCGACCGCTCGACCACGATTGATACTCGTGATTGACAATTACGACGCTAATTTTCGTCCCACCAAGCTCCTGGGGAACGATGCGCTTAAACCCCTGCATGACTCTCGCAGCGGCACCTGGTTGCCGCGCGCCTTTTTTCGTTTTGCCCTCACCGTCATCCTCTTCGACGGCAAGCGGCGCGCGCATCTCATCGTCCGTCGGCGTTCCACCAAGCGAATCGAGCCCAATTACGACCGGCGTTTCGGGATAATTGGTACGCCACCAACGGATCGATTTGATCATCGCCCGTAGCACATTTTCGAGCGTGCCCTTGCCGCGCTCAAATTGTAGGTAGCTCAGCCGCGACGGATCCACCCCGATGCGCTGCGAATATTCCACCGATTTAGCGGTTTCGGTGTCCGCGACCACGCCCCAACCACCACCACGTTGCGCCGACGCAAAGACGCAATCGAGCAACGTGGTTTTTCCGACGTGCCACTGGCCGAATATTTCGATAATTCGACCGAGCGGAATGCCACGCCCACCAAGAACGCGATCCAGATCCAAACAACCCGTGGACAAAAAGCCACCAAGGTGCGCCAGACACCGATCGTCGGAATATAGCAGCACCTTAAGGAAATCATCCGAAATAGCACTTGCGAATTCCGCACCGGGATCTGCCCGGCGCGCCCTGGTGACTTTCTTGCGCACGGGTCAGCCTCCCATCAATTTTTGCTGCAACGCCGCCAACGCGGGATCAACTGCAGGGGGTGCCGATGCCTGTGGCGGCGCGCCCGCCGTGCTCGCAGTCTTGGTCGTGCACTGCCGTTGAATCCAAGCCGGGCATTCGGTGCACCAGCGATCGGCGCCGTTGAACATGCCGAAACAACGCTGCCGATCGCCCGGCAAAGTCAGGCCTGGCGGCCACGGCGCCAGCAAATTGACCTCGGCTTGCTGCTGAGGTTGTTGCGGCGGGGGTTGTTGCGGCTGCTGCTGAGGTTGTGGCGGCGGCTGTGCGCCACCAGCGATCGGCGCGTACTGCGTCGCCGTCGGGCTCGGCGCCGACGTGATCAGCGGCGGGGGCGGCGGCATCGAAGGCGCCGGCATCGACGGCGGCGGGGGAGGCATCGACGGCATTTGCCACGACGGCGCCGCCGGCGGCGGCGGCATGGGCGCCGCCATAGCAGGCGGGGGCGGCATCGCAGGCATTTGCCACGGCGGCGCCGTGGGCGGCGCCATCGGTGGAGCTTGCCACGGCGGCATCGAAGGCGGCGCCGCCGGCGCCATGGCGTAGGGCGGTGCGTACGGCGGCACACCCGGGCCCGGCGCATACGCCGACATCGCCTGCCCGAACCCCATCTCGGCGAGTATCTGCTCGATCTGCACAGGGTCAGGCGCAACAGCCAGCTTTGTCAGATCGTGCAACCGCTCGCACGCAGGCCAAAGCACCTGCGGCACCGATGCGCGGTCCATGACGTGCCGAGCACTCCACTCGACATCCATGTCCTGAGGCCCGGTTTTCTTTTTGATGATCCGCACCGGCCGACCATCCTGCCACTGGGTTACCGTATTGACGCCGCCAGCCTCCGAAAAAACTCCGTTGATCGCAGTAAACAAAGTCGACGGGCCGGCCAAAAATACCGGCGCCATAGTCCCGTCTTTTTGGAAATGCGCCTGTATATTGTCGAGCCAAAGCACGTTATAAATGTACCGGGTGCGCGGCTTGCGAAAAATCGCATGTTGCTTGCGCACCGCTTCCGGCAACGTCGCGGTCAGCGCGCAAATTCGACACGTGCCATCGCCAGAACACGGGATCGAAATACCCTTCGGGTTTGTACGCGTTCGCGCAAAGTGACTTACCTGCGTAACGTAAAGCGGCGCACCTAGTGCACGCGGCGGGCAAATATGGACCACCGCCGAACCCTCATAACCAATAGGCACCGACGCGTCCCATTTCGGTTGTCCGTTTGGTCCCGGGATATTCAAGAATTGCCCGGCCGTGAAATTTGACGACGCCGCAGCGCGCTTTTGGTCTTGCGCGAGCGAAGCCATTACCGCCGCTTCGTCGAAACTGGGCATGGTCGGCGGAACCGCCGGAACGTTCGCCATGTGTGGCGGCATCGCCGGAAAAGAGCCCGCGCCCGGATACCCGGGAGGCATCCCGTATTGCGGCATCGGCGCTTGGGGAGCTTGCGGCATTCCGTATTGCGGCATCGATGCTTGGGGAGCTTGTGGCATTCCATACTGCGGCAACTGCGCTTGCGGGGTTGCCCACGGCGGCGTGGGAGCTTGCGCGGGTTGTTGCGCCGGATAGCCGGGGAAATTGGGGTTTTGTGGATAGCCAGGATAATTCACGTCTTCACCTCACGCGCGAAAAGACATCGCGTCATCGTGTCCGCGCCGAACCGAAAGGCGCATCAATTGGGTTTTCGCTAGCCAAGCTTCACGCACGTAACGCGTCGCCGTCAGCGCTTCACTCGCGCGATCGATGCGCGCCTGCAAAAGCTCGTAATCCGGCATTTGCCGGTAAGTCGCCTCGACTGTCGCCTCTGTCGGCTTTTTCCAATCTTTCGGGGTTGGGTCCGGCGGCGTTACCATGCTCAGGTGGATCTTGGATTTCCACACGCGCAATTGCCGCATTTCCCACTGCAGCGCGCGCTCGGCCAACGCTTCCATATGCCCCCAAAATTGAATTTGGCTCGGCAATTCTGCGATCTGACCCTCGAGGCCTTCCTCGCGAACGGCCAGCACGCCCACAATTCGCGAATCGACTTCAAACCACGGTTGGGGCTTGATTTCCTGGCCCACTTGTTCGAACCGGTGAATATTCCACGCTGGTTGGCGCGTCAGCGCTTCCAGCGTTTCCATTAGACCCATGGGAGTTACTCCTTTTTGATTTTGTGTTTTTCCGCCCAATGCTCTGTTGCGTATTCGGCATCGACCAACACCGGCACAGGCGCTAATTCGGGGTAGCGTTCCATTTCCGTTTTGATCGCCGTCACCGTTTCAACGGTCGCCGCCGGATCAATTTCAATTTGGATTTCGTCGTGCACCGTATTGACGATCCGCAACGGATAGCCAGCGCGTTTCAGGCGATCAACACGCACCAAGCTTTCCTTCGTCAGCTCGGCCGCCGTGCCTTGGATCAACGAGCCAATCGCCTGGCGCTCAGCGCGTCCGCGCAGATATCGGTCGGGTGATTTGATCTGCGGTACTCGCCGCATACGGCCCCACATATTGGTGATCGACGAAGTCGGGCTTTGACGCACCTGCGCCCAAAGGCGCTCGCGAAAAATTGCGATGCCACGATACCGCTCAAAAAAGGCCGACATAAATTGCTCGGCCTGATCCATCGGCAACCCACTTTTGCGTGACAACCCGCCCGCGGCCATACCGTAGGACAGCCCAAAATTGACGATTTTAGCAGGCCGTCGCTCAACCGGCCGTTGCAACCGCGCCGAAACCTCTTCCTGCGTGCGCTTGTGAATGTCGCCGTTGTGCGCGTAAACGTCGAGCATAATCGGATCGCGTGAATAAGCCGCCAAAACCCGCAGCTCGATCTGGCTGTAGTCGAAAAACCAACGCGGCCAATCGGTCACCGCGAACGCGCGACGAACCGACAACGGGTCAACGCCGCCATGCTCTTTCGCGCGATCAGCGTCTTCGGCAGGCATGTTTTGGAAATTTGGCTCACTGCAACTCAGCCGGCCGGTGTTTGTGCCGACCTGCCAAAACGAAGGATGCACACGGCTATTTGCGTCCAACCGATTCAGCAGATTTTCGCAGTAAGTCTCTTTGATTTTCTCTGCCGAACGCAATTCGAGCAGTATCGACAACACCGGTATTTTCGCCTGTAGACCTTCCAAAACCTCCGCTTCAACCGAGGCCTTGCCCGCTTTCTTCGTCAGCCGCCCGACCGGTATTTTGTAAACGCCGTACACCAAATCGCGCACGTCGTTGTCCGACGCGTGGTTGTACTGGGGGCCCACAAGCGCGTGCCATTTTTTTCGCAAGCGATCGATCTGCGCACCCAACCGCGACGAAAGGCCCTGCAGGTAGACCGCGTCGATCGGCAAACCTTGCGCCTCAGCGTCGCCAAGGATCCGCGTCAGCTCCATTTCGGTCGCCCAAATTCGTGGAAAAAGACCCCGCAGATTTTCTTTTTCGAGAAACCGATACAGGCCGGCCGTGTAAAGCAAGTCGTGACAACAGTAGATCCCCAGGCAATTGACCGGGGCCCACGCGTAACCAAACCGATTTACATGATCGGTTTTGGTCATGCCCATGCGCCGCGCCTGGGCCGCGATTTCAAGCTGCACCCGCTTGTCCCATTTCCAAGGGTCTTCGGCGCCTAAATGATCACGCGCTCGCGCTTCCAACTCGAGCGGCAAATTCTCGTCGTACAACGCGCCACCGATCATCGTATCGTAGCGCTCGCCTCCAATAACCCAACCCTCCCGCCGTCCCATATGCTCATCGAATTTCAGGTTGTGACCGACGATCAAACCCGGCGCCGCCAGGACGAGGCGCACCGCGGATATTACGGCATCCGCATCAAGTTGCGCCTCGCCCGTGGCGTGTCGAAAAGGAAAATACCACGCATGTAACGCACCGGCATCGTCAAACGCGCCGAGGCCGACACCAACAACGTGGGATTTCCCCCACCACTGCAAACCGGAGGTTTCTGTATCGAAAAACCGCACCGGGCGCGAAATTAGCCACCGACAAATCGGCTCGATATCGGCGTTATTCCGCACAACCTGCAGAAAGCCGATATGGTCGGGGTAATAATCGCAACCGGTCAACTGCGGCATTTGATTATCCGATCCTATCTCGAATAAATCCGCGTCAGGATGGCGCGACCACAACACCCACGCGTTGCAGCGCGATCGCCAAATCCCAACCTTGCGCGACCAGCGCGCGTACGCGATTGGTCTGCTCGGTCGTGATATACGGCCCGCCCAGCGACTCGTTTAGGCCCGGTTGCGCCTGGCCTACACGTCCAGTCGGAATAGCTCCCGCAGACGGAAAAATCTGACCGCCGACCACGGGCAAAGCTTGCGGGGCCCACGCTGCCCGCATATCGCCTCCGTTACCGCCTGCAGGGTCGGATATTCCTGGTTGCCCGGATACAGGCGGTAAAACCTGCGGAGCACCGTTACCAGGTACGTTTGACCCCGGTAATTGCGCTGCAACTGCATACCCGGTTGGAGCGAACCCACCGTATGCGGCGCCTTGCGGCGCTCCCTGGCCCACCGAGCTGGCCACGTTTTGGCCGACCATGGCCCCTTGGTTCGCAGAATTGGCTGGCGTGGCGTAGGCCGCGGCGCCTGGTGCGCGTCCCGTGCCTCCGCACACCAAGCAAATCCCGGCCCCGTTTCGACCAGTCCCGCCACATTGTCCACAGACCCCGGGAAAATTGGCCGCATTCACCCACGGCGCCACCGCCGCCGCGGCTTCGGGTGCAGCCGTTACAGGCGCTTTTTTCGGCCGCCCCGGGCCACGCTTCACCGGCGCCGCTTCTGCGGCGGGTTGTGCTGCCTTTGGGGGCCGACCTCGGCCACGTTTCACCGGCGCGGCTTCCGCACCGGCAGGTTGAACGGCCTTCGGTGGGCGACCTCGACCACGTTTCACGGGCGCCGCTTCCGCGGCGGGTTGAACCTTCGGCGGGCGTCCACGCCCGCGCTTCACTGGCGCCGCTTCCGCGGCGACGGCGGGTTGAGCTGCCTTCGGGGGCCGACCTCGGCCGCGCTTCACTGGCGCGGCGTTGGGATCCACCGGGATCTGCAACACCGGTTGAGCTGCCACCGGCGCCATTACCGGCGCCGACACCACCGGAGGCGCGTAAGCCACTGGCGGCTGCATGACTGGGGGCGGCACCGGCATCGGCGCGGGTGTCGGCATCAGCACGGGGACTACGGGTTGTGACGAGGCCATGGCGATCGTTTCCTGACTCACGGAAAATTCCTCTGCCCAATCGGCGGGCGTACCGCCCGCGGCTTGACGTTGGCGCAACAGCACCCCAAAAACTCGGCTGCACTCACGCGACGCGCCGCACTGGGCGCACACGTCGCTGGCGAGCGGATCCCACGCGAAACCAAAGCACTCCGGTACTTCAGAAAATACCGCCCCGGGATCGATGCCGAGGTTTTTGGCTTCGATGAGCCCCGCTAACTGCAGGGCGCTCGACTCGGGCTCGAAAATGATCCCAAGTTTTGTTGCCGCGTCTTTTAGGCGGCTCACGTCAAGCTCGCGCCAGGTCATGTCTGGCACCTCCACAGCCGGCGCTTATCCGACCAATTCGGGGCCCGGCCGTTGTAAAAATCTGCCACCGCCCTTTCGAGCGAAGGCAAATCCCGAGCTGCGAGCGCCGCGAGCCTATCCCGCGCCTCGAGCCAAGGATTTGGATCTTGGGGAAAATCGGTTTCGAAGATTTCGACGATCGTCGGTCGCCGTCGCTCAGCCCGAGCGAGCATCAGCCGAGCGCGGTAGCCAGAAACCGCAGCGTATTTCGCCTCGTCCTGGGTGCGGCCCCAACCGTAGCGGCGCCGAAATGTCCGGCGGCTTAATTCTTCTGCCAACCGAACTTCTTGCGCCCAGTCGTCGCGGTCAAAACCGAGCCGATCGATCTGCGTCATGCGCTTCATCTCAACGTTCCCTTTCCCACACATACGGCACTTTGCCGGTTACCACAACAATTTTTTTGAGGTTTTGCGCGACAATAGTTTTCCCCAATATTGACGCGCCGAAAATGACCCTACGGTTTCAGATTTTGGGTGATCTCAGTCAAAATCGACAACAGCCGCGCTCGAGCCGCGGTGCGGTCGATCCCGGGCGCCGTCCAGACCTGCGCCGCGAAGTACGCCACCGCCACCGAGACAAACGCGCTTTGACTGACACCCAGCGCCGCGGCGATCTCGTCGACTACCTGCGCAGTCGCCACCGACGTACGCACCTCGAGCCGCTGCCGACCAACCACCTCGCCGGATAGCTCGCGCTGCCGACGGCGCACCGCACTAACAATACCGCGCCCCGTGCCCGCCATCACACCGCCCCCAGCGACACGCCGCCAACGCGAACCGGTACCGCTGCCGCCCGATACGCCTGCAGCTCGGCGCGCTCATGATCTGCCGGGTCACCCTGCCGCAAAAATACCGGCCGCACGTCGGCGAAAAACGCCGCGAGCCACTGCGCCGCCTGCCAAATCTCCGCGGCGGCGTCAGCGTCCCACATCAAATCAACGGCCCGGACGCCAGCCGCGATCAAGCGGCCAGTTTGCGCAGGCGAAATTTTCTTGCCAAACGTCGCCACGGCATCACCGCCCGCGCGTAAACAGTCCATAGGGCCCTCGACGATCGCCACGCGCGGATAATGGCGCGCGCGATCTAAATTCATCAACAAATCGCTGCTATTTGCCATGCCAGGATTTGCGGGAGGATTCAAACTTTTTCGATATTGCGATCCAGAAACCCCCGGCGGGCGCGGCCACATTGCACGACCCTGAAAATAGACCAGGGCGCCATTTTCGAACACCGGAAAAATCAGCCGGTTTGCGTAGGTGCCTTGCGTGCAAAAGCCCAAACGCCACTCTTGTGCGTCGGCCAGCGTAATTCGCCGCTCGGCCATGTAAGGCAAAACCTCGGTCACTGGTTGCCACGAGTAGGGGTAAGCGATCGGCACCGCCACGCGCGGCGCTTCCGGCACACCCACCGATGCCTCAAGGCCACCGACAAGCGCGCCCGTTCCTTTTGGCGCCACGTAATACTGGGCCAGCACCGCCTCGGCCCGCGCGCGATCCACCCCGTCCAAGACTTCGACCAGCGCGAGCACGCCGCCCGCGCTGTGCCCAACCCCCGGGCGCGTTGCACACACCCAACAGTGCCACTTTCGGCGCTCGGTATTCAGGGCAAGCTTACGCTTGCCGCACTGCGGGCAGTCGAGCAGAACTTCGCGGGTTGAGCCGTCGACGCCCCGAGCCGCCAAGTAGCGATCCAGGTCAAAATACCGCTCCAACTCCCACACCGACGGCATGATCAAGGCTCCCGCAAGCGACGCTCAAACCAAGCCCGCATCAGCGGGCGCGGCCACGGGAAAAAATACGACGCCCAAAGCACCTGCACCGCACCCTCGAGCGACCAATCGCCGCCGCGAATGCTCACCAGCCAAGCCTCGCGCTCGAGAAACCAACGGCCGGAAAAAAGCACCGGCAACGGCAAGAACACGCAAAGCAGCGCCGATTGATACAGCCCCAACGCCGTGCACTGTTGCGCAACGTGCACCATTTCGTGCTTTAAGACCGTGGTATGTTCGGACGCGAACGGATCCCGCACACCGACGGGGTAATAAATTGTGGGATCGCCAAACGGCAAACGGATCGTGGTCCAAAAATCTGCCAGGAAATTGCGCACACCGAACAAGCGCAGCACGACGCCCAAGATCCGCATCAGCCAGGAATCGCCTTTGCAAATAAACCGCACATCGCCTTGGTACTTCATCACACGACCGCCCGTAATTGTCGCGGCGCCCCTAATTCCGGCGTCGTCGGTGTAGTGGGAGCGCTTGGCGAAACGATCCCGGCTTCCTCATAAATTCGCATGCGCGCCATATCGGCGCGCACAAGCAAAACCTGGTCGGCCGCGTTCTCGCGGTACATCTCCGCGTATACACGCATTACGCCCGCACGCTTTTCGTCTTCGGTTTGATTCAAACTCCCGAAAAAATCGCCGACGCGCACTTTATCATAACAATCTGCAACCTGGCGTGATTTAATCAGGTGCTCCTCGTAATCAGCACCGTCGCGCGGGCGCTGCGCTGCCGCGGCCGTCCAGATCGCATAACCACGGTTGGCGAGCGACTTCATGTCGCGAAACGCAGCCTTTTGATTTTCGTAGTCACTGCGGGCGCGATGACGTGCGTTGAGCAAGTCACCGTAATCGATAATTACCAGCTCGGGCCGCCAATTGCGCGTTTGCCAGAGATCCCGCAAAGTGTCCTCGATATGCCCTACGTGGTAATCCCACTGGCTGGTGAACCCTTCGACAACCATTTTGCCGCGCAAAAAATCGTAATCACGCTGCGCTCGTTGATATGACTCGATATCCACCGTGCCGTGCTTTACGCGTCCATAAATCTCGGCCATCCAGCACGCATCATATCGATTTTCGACTAGCCGGCGGCTGCCTTCCAGCACCACGTGCAGAACGTTTTTTAGCGCCACGCCTGCAGCGGCGCGCCCATGTTGGATCAACATCGTTGTTTTGCCGATTTTTGGGTACGCGATCCACGTGGCCAGCTCGCCGCGTTTCAAGCCACCATCAAAAATCTTGTCCAGCCACGGGAACCCCGTTGGGATCCCTTCCTCGGTCGTATGCAGGTGCGTCCGTTGCCGCTCGCGAAATTCCAATTCGTCGTAAAACCAACCCCGATCGCGCGTTTCCCAACTGGTGCGCTGCAGCTCCTCCATTCGGCGCGCCATGTGGTCATAGGCTTTTTCGATCTGACCCCCGTTATAAAGGTCACGACTTTCGTGGAACGTTCGCACAAAAATATTACGCTTGATGAAATCGATCGAGGCATCGCGCAGCCAATCCGCATCGCGCACCTGGGCCACGCGGATACGCTCGATCACCGACGACATCACCGCGGCGTTGGCCGCGTCGAGTATTCGGCGCGCCTCGTGGATCAAGAGCGTAAAGCTCGGCGCCGTGTGGTATTCATTCTGGTAGCGGTAAATTACCGAATAAATCCACCCAAGCGGCTGGGATTCGAAATGGTGCGGCCGTAAATGCGGCGCGATCGCGATGCAAAATAACGGATCGTCTAAAATCAAGCGAAGCAATGACACCTGAAATTCAGTGTCGAAAGGCATGGGTTGATCGGTCGACGCCTCGACCGATTTACGTGCAACCATGGGGCAGGCTCCTACGCTCGCGCTTGGTGCTGGCTTGCCTCAAGCCGAGTCAGCAAGATACCTACGCCAAAACGACCTACCAACGCATGGGCGCAAGCGACCTGTGATGCGCAGGAGCGGCACCAACGGCTGCCATGGTGAAAACCCAGAGTCTCGGGATCTGCCATGCACTCGGCGGGCGAATGACCCATTCGAAAATGGCGCTCCTTGTGCGCCTCGACGGTCGCCGACAGATCGCGGTTTGGATCGTAGCTGGCGCCGGAACTCCCGCGATCCGCGTCCACGACCTCACGCGCGCGTTGGCGGAACAACGGCACCACCGCGCTCGCGTACAGGCCTTCCAGGCGCTCGCGTGCCGCTTTGCCCTGCGGCACAAGCTGGTTGAACTTCGGCGCGTACATCCACCTCGAGCGGGCAAAGACCACTGCCAGCCATCGACGCGGATTGTAGCCATGCTCGGCGCACCAACGCGCCATCGACTCGAGCCCGGCCAGGCGCTCCGCCGTCGGCGCAAGCGATTTGATATGCGCGCCGCTCTTGCGGAGATTCTGAACGTGTCCGGTGTGAAAACGGTAGTAGTTGTAATCGTCGAGCAGCTCAGCGCCACTGACAACCGCAGACGTGGCCAAGGCCATAGCGCACCGTCCCTTTCGCGCCCTTCACGCGGCGGACCGCGCGTTCCCAAGGGCCCGGAAGTTAGGCCACAAAACGTCGACGCGATCAAGAAAAATCGCACGGTGTGTAAAAAAGAATGTGTGGGAAATCAGCCCCGCGCGCGGGGAATAGCGCGCGGGGCCAGAAAGGGAACGGTGATCCGCATGACGTGCTAGATCAACGTCAGGCCCCAAGATAGCACACCAATCTGCGTTTGCAACGGTTTTCAGCCAGGATCGCGGAACGGACCGAGGCCGGCAACCCAGGTCGAAAATTCGTAGGCATCCTCGAGCACTGCGGCCGTAAACGTAGGCTCCGCATGATATACCGCGAGCCGTTCGAGGCTATGATTCAGCAATTTTCTGTGATGTCGATCAGCAAAATCAACGATTATCGCGTATCGCTTCCCATGCGCCGCAGTCGATACGCGGTAGGCATTTTGAATCAACGTCACTTCGGCCTTTTCACCCCGGGCATAAACCAGCGCATCAGCCGATGGCAGATCAACGCCTTCGCCTAACAAACTGGTGCCAATCAACACCCCTACTTGGCCGGCCGAAAACGCGTCCACAACTTCCCGTTGTCGTGGCCTGGGTACGTCCGTGCTCACGTATTCGACCTCGCCGATCCGCGAATTTCGGCGGCGCGCCGCGCCGCGCGGGGCGGGCCCGGCGCCATTTTCAAGCAACCCCGCGATCAAATCTTGCAAAATCCGGCCCTGGTGTTTCGTACCCACCAAAACGAGCACCTGCCGACCTGTGGAGCGAAGAACAATTGCGGCCCATGCTGCCATTCTATTTCGGTCGACGTGCTCCTGCACTCCGTGTTTACCGTGCCCCATTTGGTAGGTTGTATTTGCCAACCCCCGTATTTTCGAGCTTTTAACCGGAAAAAATGCCACGTGCGTCGGCACCAGGTAACCCTGGGCTAAAAGCTCAGCAGACGTTATCCGAAATACCGTATCGGACAAATACGCGTGCAGTGCTAGTTCGTCCACCCCTGACCGGAAAAACGTGCCCGTCATCCCATATCGGTGATAGACGTGCTCGCAATTATCAAAAACGTGGTGGTATGTCTTCGCGGCTGCGTGGTGATATTCGTCAATTACCAGAATTTCACGCGATCGATAAAATTCCGCCGAAAGATTCCCTGCCGTTGCGGCAGTGCAGACCACGATATGTGATTTTGCCGCTTTATCCTGCTCCCCTGACCCGACAAGGTGGGTTGCGAAATTGTGACCAAAAAACCCGCCGAGTACCGTTACGGTTTGCTCAACGATGCGATCCGTTGGGGCGATCCAAATCGTCGGTAAGGCAAGCTCGTGGATTATTGCCGCCATGGTGCGGGTTTTCCCTGCCCGTGGTGGCATGTCTAACACACCGTAGCCAATTTTGATCGCTTGTCGTACAGCGTGTTTTTGGTAGTCCCTAAGCTCGATATTCACTAGCTCAGGCATGCCAATTTCAGGCCTTATCCGCCGGTCTTGGATAGTCCAAGAACACCGCATTTTTTCGGCAGTGCGTAACGCACGAGATAATAGGCCCGTTGGAAACCAGATCGGGATCGTCTTGGGTTGGTGAAGGAAACAAACCCACCCATCCCAAGTCATGTCTGGGATTACGATTCCCTTATCGCGCATCATAGCTACGTCTGTTGGGTAGCGTAATTCGCGATCTAAGGCTCGAATAAACGGGAGATCAGGATCGGTTACCCATGTCCTGTTATTGTCCACCCAGAAAATCATGCGTTTTGCAACTCCAACTATGCAAAATTTGCATAGTTTTTCGCTATTTTATATCTATACCTATATCTAAATAATAGGTAATAGATATAATATACTATAGGTATATTGGCTCTAAATGCTCCCCCGCCCCCTAATGCCTTGGGTTGGCGTGGCATTGTTCGGGGGCAGGGGCGGGTCGGAGCAAAAGTATTTGGAATTTTTGGAAACAATCGAACGAGGGACCGAAAAGTCCCAATGCGTATCAATGCCGCCCTGCGCAGTTTCACGCAGACCCATGTCGATTTTTTTTTCGCCTGGTTAGACTACCGCGTAATGCCTACGTTTTTTCATAAAATTCATGCGGTCCGTGTAGGTGCTGATTGCCGGGTGATCGTCGACGGTCGGCAACTTTTGGCGAACGCAGGTACGTGGATCGTGACCGACCAGCACGGGCTAAGGCGTTGCCTTAGCCATGCCCAGTTTATGGCAGAGTATGAACCAGCCGATAATCTCGCGCGTGAGTACCTGGCCGCTGTTACCGTGCCGCTTGGAGCGCGTAACCCGTAACGGCGACGATCGCGCCTGCCGTCACGACGCCGACGCCAAACCAAAGCGCTGGCGACTCCCACCACCGCGGGGCCGCGTCCGCCGCCGCGACCTCGAGCACGCGCAAGCGCGCCTCGGCGTACTCGCGATCGGCCGCGCGCATCCGGGCCGCGTACTGCTCGGCGACCGCCGCGTGCTCGGCCGCCTCGCCGCGCACCAGCTCAAGCCGAGCGTCGCACTGTTCGGCCTTCGCGGTGAGCTTCGCCGCGGTCAGGTAATCCAGCAGCAAACCCGGGAAAGGGGCGATTTCGCCACTGGCGAGGTTTTGAGGGGCCTTTTGGCTCTCAGGGGTACTTCGACCAGGGGTCGGCTGAGAAAACGCAACAGACGGGCAGCTAGACGCCAAAAACAGCCATACACACACCCACCGCAACAGCCATTTGTCCACCAGCGCTCCAAATTGATCGAATTTCGCTGGCAATGTCATGTCTTGGTTAGCCGTTCTATGGCTTTAGCCATTGCTGCAGGATCGCCTTTTAACTTTTCTACCCTAGCCATCTCTTGGTTATTCAAGCTTTCGATTTTATCTAGGTATTTCTCGGATACAGCTTGCTGTGCGGCTTGTAGTCCTGACTTGGCTTCTATCTCGCGTGCCATGTGTTCGGCAGCCAAGGCTCGAAACTCTACCTGCAGCAACTCAGCGGGGTTGGTGCGCCGCTGCATGGCGCGCGGTAGCAATAGCCACACCAGGAAGAACGTCCCGCCGGCGAGTACCAGCAGCGGCACGTACCAGTACGTGCGGAGCCAAAGCCACGCCATAATCACGGCGTGTTGTCCGTCGCGGGCTTTTCGGCTTCACCCAACGCAGGCACGAATTTGGCGCGCAAAACGTCGGTAACCTTGCTCCCAAACACGTACGCCGCGAGCGTATAAAACACCTCAAGCAGCCCTGGGGGCAAATTGGCTTCGGCGCCCGCGGTAAAATACCAGCGCGACCAGAAAACGAGCATCCAACCGAGCACAACCAGGAATGAAACCCGGCCCAGACTCACGACTAGGACGCCGTTTTTATCTTCCAAAAAAAGACCGCCGATCCACTTGTATGCAAAAGCTTTGAATTGTTCCCACATGGTTACCTCACACGATCGAGCCAGTTAAAATACCGCGGTCGATCAGCGCTTGTTCCACCGCTCGGTCAAAAGCGGCGTCGCAAGTCGTGTCGCCGTCGACGATGATTGCGGCGTAATTCGTGAAATCTTCGCCGACGAAAACCGTTGTCGTCGGGCGCAGGGCGCCCGGGACAAAGCTCCCACCGTCGACCGTGCCGTAAATCCACTTTACGCGCAGATATTGCGCGGTAGGATTTTTGGCCATGTCGGCAATTTGAACGTGCGTATACAACGCACCCGGGTCAACGTCGCCTGGGTCAAACGGGGTTGTCAGCAAAATCACGGGTTTTTCTCACTTTCTTTGGTTTCGGCTAGAATGCTCGCAATATCTTTTTCGTATTGTTGGATAATACCTCTTATTTCGGTCAAACGTTGGCGGATCTTTGCCGCGGCTTCATCGTGCGCGCGCAAGCCTTCGAGCAGCTCTTTACCCTCGCTTCGTAGCATTTGCGCGCGCTCGCAAATCCACGCTATCGAATTCGGTAGTGTAATCTCGGGCGCGAATTCGCCTGGTTCATCGTGCGCCAGAATGGCGCGGGCGGTCTGCTGTAGCTCTTGGTTTTGAGACACTTGGTTTTTCTCCTTACTGAATTTCTACAAGGAACGATTCCAGCCGTATATCCCAATTGGTCGCATTTTCCCAAAATACAACCGGGAAAACTTCTTGATCCACCGTAAAATCAACACCGGTTAACGTGAAAAATCCGGGGTATTGTAGATAATAAGGAGCCGGCGCTATTCCGCCCGCATCCAGAGACCAAGCCATAGCGGTGCACACTACAACACCCGCCGCAGTAGCATCACGGACTATACCCACGACATCGATAAAAATCGAAGTTTGATACGCGCCGCCCGAACCTTGCACGGTATGCCGATAAAGCGCCAAATTTGACCCAATCATGGCGGTTGAACGACTGCCCAATACGATCGCAAATTGAGCAATGTAACCACCAGCTTGATCAGCAGCCATGCGCAACCGCGCATGAATTACCGTACCAACGGCAACGGTATTGGCTTTTATTACACCGCCGGCAGCATAATAACCCCAGCTTGCTGGGTAACCGCCGCCACTACTCTTTTGCATATTTTCTTGCACAGGATCCGACTCGATTACCGAGTCTAATGCCTGGTAGCGCGTGCCATCGTATTGGTGGATAAACGGCGCATCATCGCCCTTGATTCGCAAACGAGTAACTGAATTTATCGTATGCTTCCAAGCGCCGTTGGTGTTGTCTGACCGGCCAAAACGAATAAAATCGTTCGCATCGAAATAAATGGCCGGACTGCCGCCGGCGAATCCAAGAAAATAATTCGCGTCTACCACTGACAGCGTATCATCGATCGGTGTGCCATTATGTCCAATTACCGCGCCGTAGTAACTCCGCAAGCCCGTGGTTACCAAGTCCACAACGGGGTTTGTCGCGATAATGAATTTGAACGCGTCGCCTGTACGGTCGTAATACAGACGATCCACATCTGTGCGGTCAAAATAAATCGTCGGCGCCGTCAGGTTGTATGACATTGCGAAATCAGAATCACCAAGCGTGATTTCGTCGTCGTTGATTTGCGCTGCCGTGGCAGAGTAGCCAACCGCTAAACCACCTGACCGAACGTTAGCGTCGCCGTAAAATGAGGCTAGCGAAGCGTCTACCGAAAAAATCGTGCTACCGTAGCCACCGATAAACCACTGGAAAATATTGGCGCCGCGATGATAGTAAAACCCGTCAACCGCGATCTCGTCGGTATGGAAATACGGATTACCGCCGGACAATTTCAGGTTGAAATTGGTATCTCCGATTGCGATGCGATCCTCAACCGGCGCGGCGTCGAAACCGATATTCATGCCACCGATATCGCGATCCCACCAACGGCGCAGACCTCGGCCTTTCACATCCTCGAGGCACTGGCGGACCGCAGCCAAAAACGTGTGCAAATCGTGCGCACCGTAGGTTTTGCGCGTCGCGTTTCGGTCGTTGGCCCCGCCGCCACCGTCAGTGCTCCAGCTTGAACGGTAGGCTTGATCAACTTCGCCCTCGAAAAAGAAATTGCGGCGATCGGTAAAGCTCGAAATCAGACCGCCGGCAATCACCGCGTCGGCAACCTTGGTCCAGTCCGCGCCTGGCGAAGTCAGCTCGACACGCACCGACCAATTGGCCAAGCGGCGCGTCGCGGTTGTTTGCGCAATTTCGGAACCAAGACCTGCGGGATTCCAAAAAGCTCGGCTCAAGCTTTCGCCGTCGATCAAATCGAAGCGCAGATAAACGCCGTATGTACCGTTGGCAAAGCCGCTAATGTCGACGATCCGGCTCAGCTCACCTTCGGTCGTAAAGGCGCCATAAAACACCTGGCCAACTTCGCGCTGTGCGAATATCGCGCGCCCACGGGTAACCGTGACGTTTGCCGTGCCCGTGCCCGTCGCTTCAAACCCGCTCACGATCCACGAGCGAACCGGGCGCGCTGGGTCGGCGAAAAATTGCTCGAAATGCTGGCGTGATTGCGCCCGCAACGACTCGTCGACGGCAAAAAGGAAGTCGTCGAGATCCACGCGCTCATTGCTGGTGACTTTTAAAACACTCGTCGTCATGGCTCAAACCTCGCGGTATTCAGGAATTACGCCAGCCGCCGTCAAGTCGTCCAAATACGCCTTCAGGAAGCCAAACGGATCTGTGATGTAAAACGGGTAATACGCCCACAACACCGTGGGCAAGTCTTGCACGATCTCATTTTTGACCGAAAAATCGAGCATTATTAGCGCCGACAAAACCGCGCTGTAGTACACATCCACCACAACGGGCGAATAAGGCAAAAACTGTCGCAGGGTAATTGTCGAGCCCGCGATCGTGCCCGCTTGACTCAGTAAGCAAGACATACCCGAATCAAGAACGAAATTCGGATTAAGCCGCCACGACAAACCCGCCTCGGTCACTGGCGAGCCTGGTGGAATCACGATCGCAATATTCGTTTCGGTCGGCAACGGTGTGTCCCAAAGCCCAAGGTCGGTATCGGTGTCGAGATCGTGCAAATACTGAATGACGTAGGCCCCATTATTCCCCTGGTCTGAATCGACAATCACGATCGATTTGCCCAAATCGTCGGGGTAGACAAATTGCTTGCCCGATTGTGGCACCACGATCCGATTATCCGTGCCGATTATCAAATTAGCAGACGCGTCGTTTAGCTTGCCCTGCACATCAACTTGATTGCCCGCGATAAACGCCGCAATTTCATAAACGCCATCACTATTGCCGCCGTACGCGTTCGTCACGTTGGCGCCGCTTAGCGTAACCTGCTTGCCGACATCACCGGCGATAAAACCAAAAATCGTAATAGTTACGCGTTGCGGGAACGCAGGCGCCGTGGACGCGCCAAAGCTTCGCGCCCAATATTCGGTAAATTCTTCGATGTAGAATCCGATGTGTTTTACACGCGCAACCTGACCGGTTACGGCCGCCACCAACACACCCCAAATCGTGGTTCGATTGATACCAACGGGAAATAACGACCGTAATTGCGTGTCGATTAGCTGGCCGTTGACGTAAAATTCAACGTGCGATTGCCCGTATTTCCGCAATTCGATGTCGTGATATACGTCTTTTGCCAAAATTGCAGTCACGCCAAGAAAACTGGTCAAATTCGCCGTCAACCCAACTTCAACGTGCGTCGCGTCGTATTCGCGCGTTCCCCAGTACATATAGCGGCCATTATCGGACAAACGCACCGCCCATTGATCCATGTCGGTTAGATTGGTGCTCCACGTGCCAGCCGAGCGGAAATTGACGCACATTTGAAACGTTATGTACGAATTTGAATTTACGCGCATCGACCGGTAATAACTCGGCGTTGATGTCCCCGACGTGTGCGTAAATTCCACGGCCTCGCCCGCAATTTGCGTGACCTCGGTTGCTTCATTGCTGCCGGCGTAAGTCCACACCGGGACCGACGGCCCGCCGTCGTATTCGACCTGGGTGTCAGCGCTCGGTTTTTGATTGCGAAAATCGCTCAACCGATCTTCGGGCCGCAACCGAATACTGTGGACCATGCCGCGCGTGACCACGGGATTTGCGACCACGACCGAGGTTGTTGACGAGCTTTGCCGATGCTCGGGTCCGGTAAGGTAGGTTTTGCCCGCGCTACCCGTGCCCACGACCGCGCCACCCAGCAAGCGGATAAATACCGTGCAGGGGTAGTTGATCAAGTCTTCCCACAGCTCGTAATTTCCTGCGCCAACCATCGCATCGAGGGCCAGCTCGAGCCCGAACATTGTGCCCCGGGGGTTGTACGCCAGGGCTTTGATGATCTCCCGAAACACATCATCGGATTCAAGGAATGGGTACCGCAAAACCCCCAAATTACGGCCCAAGGCGTTCAAATACTGGCCTTCGGCGTAGTCGACCAGAACGGACCGAATAAGCCGATCAACGCCCGACCAAGCGCCCGACAAGTCGGTTACCACCGCGCCCGGATCGTGTACCTGGCGAAACCCTGGTGTCGTGATCTCGTTCTCTTCGCGCGTGATATCCAAAAATTCCGCCGGCGTGGTTGTGCGCGCGCCGTAGCGGTACCAAATCCCGTCGAGCGCAATCGAGCCCACGTCGGGCCAGTCGAGCGTCGTTTCAACGGCGAGCGTGGTGCCGATAATTGCCGAGCGCGGCTCTGGTGACTTGTACGTCGAGTCTATGCCCGTCGGGATTGGCGCGCCGTGTGGGTTGGCGATCGTCACGTTGTAATGCGTGAACGCAAACGAAATATTGGTAATTTGGAACCAAAACCCCGTTGTTGTTCTGCGGATCCACATCCCGGTTGTAATTTGCGTCACGTTCGAAAAATCAACCGTGGTTGTGCCGTTCCACGTAATTGTGCCACCGAGCGCCGTTGCCGTCGGCCCCGTTGGGATCGTTTGACCCGCTGGATCGATCGTGACCGAAACCCCGGGCGTCACCGCCAAAACGCGAAACGGCCGACCACCGTCGACCAAGCGGATCCAGTCGCCCGCCGAAACCTCGGAGGTATCAGGCGCTAAAATCGTGTCAGTACCGGCCCACGCGTACGGGTGGGCAAGGTAGGCGTCGGTTGCGACCGCAGAGGTAACGCGCGTTTGGCGTAGCCCTCCGATCGTTGCGTCCTCGGTCGCGATCGCGTCGGCGACCGCCTGCACCCAATTGACTACTGGCAACGTCATGGCTCAAACCTCCTGGCGCACCGAGCGCGGGCCCAGGTCATAAAAGGGCGGCAGGACCTTGCGGACCGCGTGCACTGTGGTCAGGAAGCACCGCGGGAACGCCGTAAGGCCCGCGGCCAGCGTGGCCGGCGGCTCGAGGTTATCCACCCGTCGCACGACCACGTCGTGCGCGCCTTGCGCGATCAAGGGCGAATAACACCGGATCTCTTGGACGGTCAGCGCGTAGCAAGTGAAAACCCGGCCCGCGCGGCCCGACGGGCAGCGCGTGCCCGTCGACGTGTCCAAACGCACCTCATACGCCACGCCCAACTCGAACGTGCCCGCGACGCGTAGCAAGGTGCCACCGTCTTCGGCGACCTCGGCGGGCTCAACATCGGTGATTGTCAGCGCCATCGGAATACCTCACAGGACCGTGATATTTGAGCTGCTGGTGCGCGTGATTTGATCGTCGAGCAAAATCACGTCATCGGCCGGCGTGATCAAATCGACGTTGAGCACACCCGCCACCGAGATCAACGCCGAAATCAAGCGCGCTCGGATCAAGTCACCTGACACCGGCAGCGTGTTGATGTAATTGACCGCCGCCGCGATCACTTCGGTGCGAACGTCCGCGTGGTCGTAGCCTTCCGCAACCGTAATCGTCAGCGTCACCGGTTGGATCAAAATCTGCGGCGTCTGCACGCGAACCATGCAGCCCGCGGCGCGATAGCCGGGATAGGTCTGCCGATCGTTGGGATCGCCGTCAATCACTCGTTGGGCAAATTCAATTAGGCCGGTATACCGGATATACCCTGCGACAATTTTTTCGCCAGCAACCAGCGGCATGGTGAAAATCACCTGGCCCCTGGTTGGGTCCAAGGTGTAATCAACGCCCGCTGTCAAATTACCGTTCACGTCCGACGCGAGCCGCACGGGCAGCACGTCTTTGATCGCGATATTGTCGAGAAATAGCCGCGTTTCACCGCCCACCGCTTCGTCGGTAGGTGAAAGGCCTTCGGTTACGATGTCGAGCGCGATGCTGCTCGAGGTAGCGCCCGTCGGTATTGTGTCAGCGCCCGGGTTTAAAATCGTAATTGAGGTATTCGGCACCAGGCTTGTGATCTCGAACCACTGGCCATCGGCATCGAGGCGGATCCAGTCGCCCGCAACCACCTCAGACGTATCGGGCGTGGTAATTGTCGTCGTGCCGTTCCACGTGAGCACCGCCGCGATCGGCGTGGCGTAGTCGGCGACCGCTTCCGCCGAGCCCGTGCCATCGTCGATGTAGACGATCGAAAATCCACGATTTACCACGTCCTCCTGCAGCTTCGCGTACAAAATCGTTTTTCCTGACACGGGATCGCGCTGGCCCACCAAACCGAATTCGATCGCCGACGGTTGGCAGCGCGCCAAACTCGTAACGTACGCTTTCAGGCGCCGGCGAAACGAATCGTCGCTTTCTTGGTCGGCGCCGAGCGCCGTGCCCGCCGTGTTTGTCACCGAGTCAACGCCGTTGGGCTTCGAGACAAAGCGCGTAATCGTGTTGACCGCTACGTTACCCGTCGTGCCCGCGGTATCGGCCTCGATCGCGACGTAGCCAGAATCACGGCCCACGCCGTGGCCTGAAATCAATTCGCCCGATGTCGGTGTAATTTCGCCCGCTGCCAACGTCGAGAAAATCACACCGGCCGAGGTTTTAACGCGCGTGCCTGCTGGGATAACCGTTGTGCCTGTGGTCCCCGAACGCGAAAATACTACCGTACCCGTCGCCTTGTGCGCGCCTTCGCGCGTGACAACCCCGGGTTGTATTTCTTTGGCGCGTTCGTCTAGGTCTTTGCCCGACGCGGTATCGATCGAAAATAGCTGCAGCACCAAAAACATTTGGTACCACTGCTCGGAATCCTGGCGCGCGGAAGCGGCCAAAATATGCTTTGTTACCGACGTATCGGTAATATCGACCATGCCCGCGCGCGTGGCGATCGACGCCAGCATTTGCGCCAAAATCTGCTCATATCGTCGAACTTCAAAAATAGGCATCGCAGTAACTCCTTACGGCGCAATGCGCACACGCTCGCCGCTATCCCAGCCGCGAATTTCCAAAGTAGCTTCGATGGCGAGCGTATCGCCCTCGCCCACGAGAGTCACGTTACGAGCGAGCGCGACGCGTGGATCTTGCGTCAGCGACGCGACCACCGACGATTTCGAGGCCTCGTAATCGACGATCACGTTTTTGGTGCCAATCACGTTGGTTAGGCCGACCTCCCGATAGAGCTGGTCAGTGCCGCGATCCGTCCGCAAGCGCAACGTCATCGCCTGCGCCAAGTTTGCGAACCCGGCGACCTGCCGCGCATCGCCACCGCCTGACTCGGTATCGATCTCGGCGCCGTACACCGTGGCGCCCGGGCGCCCGCCCACGACCACCAGCGCGATATCGCGCCCCATCAGCTTGTTTTCGCTCGTCGCCTCCGGGCGCACGCCGAGCACCGCCGGCGTCGGCGAGCGCTCCACCGGTTGGGAGAAGTCTGGGATCAGGATCCGATCGCCGATCGTCAGCGCGCCCCGAAAGGGCGAATCAGCGCGCGTCAGGTCGGCGCCAGCTTGATCCGACAGAAACGGCGGGTGCAGTCCGTTCGCCGCGGCAAGGTAGGTCCAAAGCCGTCCATTGCCGAGGTAACGCGAAGCCAAGCTCACCAGCGTGTCGCCCGCCCGAATCGTCTGGTAGCGCCCGCCCGTGTACGCGCGCACCTCCCGACCTGCTTTGCCCTTCGCTCGAGCCGTCGACACGTCGCCCGTGGTGGTCTGCGTGCCGAGCGCGGCGACCTCAGCGAGCGAGCCCGGCGTTACCGGCTGCGACGACGTACCCACCTGAGAATCGCTCAGCGTCAAAAACGGATCTTCGTACCCGCGCAAATCCGAAATTGCCTTGTCGAGCGGCTGGCGAAAATCCGATGGGTTTACGCCGAGCCGTTCAAGCGAATCGCTCAGCGTGCGAATTTTCATCAGCGTATGAAGCGGGAGATTATACGCAGCGTAACCCGCTTCCTCCAATTCAAAAACCGTCTGCAGCGAATTTTCGATTAAGTCGACCGTCTGCGTTACCACCGTGAACGGGATATTGATTATATCAGTTACACCGTTCACGAAATCTTGCGCCGCGTCAACCACTGCCGACACGTTGTTGATAATTCCGGTAAAATTCGTAACAACGTTTTCAAGCTCTTGCCCAACCGCCGTCAATTCATCGATCGCACCTTGGGCCATGCCGATGGCGTCGCGAATTGACTGCGCCGTATTTCGCAGCTCGTCCAAAATGCTCGCGTCGGTTGAATCTTTATTCGCAAGCAACGTCGCGGGCGCAATTACCAACAACTCGATTTCGTACCGGTACAGCACGCGATCGCTTTTATCACGCGTCAACCGAAACATTTTCGGCGTTACAAGCCAGGCCTCCTCGTCGCGGTAATTATGGAAAATCATTTGCGTCTCGGGCGCGTATGATGGATCGCGCACAAGATCGCCGTACATGCGAAAAACAGCGTCTTGCAGGTAATGGAAGTGCCGTTGACCTGACAATTTGCGCAAATTCACCGAGCGCAATTCACGGCCCCAGGTCCGGTTGTCGAATTTCGCCGACAAACTGGTTGCGCCATAACCGCCCGATTTACCCTTGGGCGCAAACCCTGTGGTGCCCGATATTCGAATCGTGCGACGCACTAGGCCGCTTTCTTCGGCGTAAATACCACCGGCTTGGGTGTACGTTGCTTCAACGCCAAACTCTTCGTCCATGCTGTAATTTTCAGGTGGGATTACCAGCGGGAAAAAGAACACCGGACTGCCTGCAGTTTGCGCGAGACTTGGCGGGATCCGCAGCTCAAACGATAGCGTCAAGCCGGTCCAAAATTTGGTATCCCCGGCCGACTGTTGCCGCTCAAGCTCGGTTAGTTGCTCAGCTAAACCCATGTGCAAACCTCCTCAGCTAATTACGGTGCGATCAGTTACGCGCAGCCAACTGAACCCGTCGGAAAAAGCCGGCACCGCGCCGCCCGATGCGTCTGAAACGTAAATCAGGCGTCCCGCGGGCGCGACTGGTGGCAGCGCTGTTTTTAGAAAGCTCGGCAGCTCGTGCGGCTCGGTGTTGAAGGCGTTGGCAATTGCCCGCGAAAACGTGTCGACGTTGCCCGAACTACTCAGCGAATCCGGTAGCGTTGTCATCGCTCGCGCCGTCGGTGTTGAGCCCGCGGGATAACTGCCGATCCCGTAGGTGTCTTCAACCGTCACGCTCACGTTGGGATTTATCGCGGTAATTTTGTACCAGTACCCATGCGCCACGAGCTTGATAAAATCGCCCAGCACGACCTCGGACGTATTTGCGCATAGCAGTAAAGCCGAGGCGCCGCTGCCACCAGGCCAGGTATAGGTCGCAGACAAATTTTTTGGGTTACCGGATGGATCGCGCTCTTGCACATCGATTTGCGCGTATTGGGCATCAAGCTCGGTTTCGAGGTTTGCCGAAATTGCGGTTTCAATACTCATGGCTCACTTGTCCAGTTTTACGCGTGTCGACTGCGTCGCCCCTGGGTCGGCAGCGTCCGTAAAAAGTCCAGAATAACGCGGCGGTACTGGTGGGATTTTGGGGCCCACGTATTCACTAACATTCCCAGGCGGCACTGCGTCCATTGGCGCGTTAGCTGCCTTAGCCTCCGCCTGTGTCTGCGCATTGAAGGGCGGATCGCCGACGGAAGGCGGGAAATACACGAGCGGTGATTTGACATTTTCGATCAACGGTTTGACGGGGTTTGGGATCAACGGAAACCAGTGCATTTCTTGCGGGTGTCGGTGCATCGCCACGTCGTCGGCGAGGGCGCGCAACTCGTCACGAATACGCCTCAGCTCGGCTTGCACCTTCGAATCGACCGGCACCCACTCCCCCGCCGGGCTCGCGCCCAGCTCGAGCACCTGGCCGGCGGCATCGATGAAAAAGCGGGTGTCCTCGTCTACGAAATGGATATCGGCCGCGTCGCGGGTGAGCTGCAGCCGCACCTTGGGCACCGGCGCCGCTGGGTCGGCCATCTCTTCCAGCGTGACCTCGAAAGCAGCGTCACGCGGCAATTGATAGCGTTGCGTGCCCTTGCCGGTCGTATCCGGCGGGGGCTCGTGGCCAACGCTGTCCAGCGCGCCATTATGCGCGAAACGCGTGTCGACCAGAAAATTGCCGTCGGTCTCCACGCCGTACAGCGTACCGTGGTGCTTCCAAATACTCGGATCGCCGTCGACCACGCGCAACCGCATGTCGCGCCGCTCGTTCGGCGCCGAATCGCGCTTATCGACCTGTGGGTGTGGGATTGCGGCGACAATCACCGGCATGTCCGGCCGGTTGTCGATGAACCCGACCAGCACGTGATCGCCATCCCATTGCCCCGGGTCATTCGCCGCGCTCACACCCTGCAGCGTTTGGCCTTCGGCGACCGTGCCCGACACGTTCTTGGTGGTCGCGCGGGGCCGCCAGATCTTCCCGTTGTGCAAACCCGAGCCCAACGGTTGCGCGACCAAAACGCGACTCTTGAGCACCCACCGCGCCCGGCTCGAGCCGTAGCACAGAACATCGCAGTACATTTCGGGCGGATCGAACCCTTCGGGCATGTAGTCCGTCGCAGGGTGGGATCCATCGTCCACGACGTAGACCGCCACGACCACACCCCGCAAAAGCAGACCCGCGGCCTCGGTCATGCCGCGTGAATTCGGCTGCTTTGGCGTCGCGCTTTGGTAGCGATGTCCGTTCGGACCAACAACCGACACGTAATTTGCCATGCGTCACCCCACCACCGAAACATCGGAAAGCGGCGGCACGACTTCCGCCGGCAAAGTCTTTGCGGCAAACGGCGGCGTCGGATCCGAGGCTACCGTGTAGCGCGCCGCCATTTTTCGAACCGCATCGAGCATGTCTGTGTCGGTTCCAATCCAACCACGGGTAACGCCCACCTGGGTGCGGATCCCCGTTTCTTTCGTCCAATTATGCGAAACCGATTCCACGTAATAGGTTTCGTTCTCGCGCTCGCTTCGCACCCCCGGGATCCGTAGGCGCGTACCGACGCGTAAATCGGGCAGCCCTATTGCCGGCGCAATTGTGCCTTGCAGCATGTACGCGTTGAGGCAATGCCAGTCGCGTACTTTTTCCCGTTGGCGCGATGCAAGCCCGATATAATCTGCGTCTTGGGCTGTATATTTCGAAGTAACATCGAAGCGCCGTAGCCCGCGAAAAAACACGTCATCTTGATCCCACAGCGGCGGCGTCATATCGATCGCCCCGCTTTTGATAATCGCTTGTACCAACGCAGGCGCCACGAAAAACGCGTTATAACGCTCGGCACCACCACGCCCAACCTCGATATCGCCGAGAAATTCAAGCGGCAATTCATACAACGGCAAACCAAACCACGGGCTCGACTCACCAAATTCAAGCGAGACAAACGGCCGTTCGCGAAACGTGACGACCATTTGCCCGTCTGCGGGTTTTAGCCCAAAACTTTGGTACCATTTTTCGGTCGACTCGCCTGCCCGGTACAAGTCGCAAGACAATTCGTTGAACATCGGATCCGCCCACTCCGACGCCAATTGCCAAAGCGCCCCGGTCGGGTGGAGCCAATCCGCCGCGCTCACTGCGAGCAAGTTGAACCCGGACGGGTTGTACCCGTCCGAATCATAGCGCACCGACTCGCCGAACGTCCGGCGCGCTCCCGGCATATTCGGCGGGGTTTCCCAAATTGCGCGCCCACGGTTTGCGAGGTAGGCGAGCATTTCGCTCAAAAACGCGTGCACGAGCTTATCGGGCGACGGTAGCAGGTTTTTTACCGCGCCTAAAATATCCATTGACACCGAACCCGCGACGTTTTCGAGCGTAAAGATATTGAACCAAATCGGGGTTTCTTCCCAAATTTGGCCAAAATCAAAACCACTGATCGTGTACGTGACCACACGCGAACCCGATGGCGAAGTACGGGAACGCCGATTTTCATGCACGCGCCCGCGCATCGTGTGGTGGCGCGTTTCACCCGTTTGGAAAACGATGTCGACCCAGTCACCGTCGGTGACGCGATCGAAAATCTCCCAGGCCAACTCGTCCTTGCCAGGCTTGATCACAATTTCCCAATTGCCCGGACCGCCCAGTGCCTTGGACGTGGCCACCGAAACAAGCGTCGGCGTCGTATCCCAGCGACCAGCACCCGCCACACCAGACGCGGCAAGGCCGCTCGTCGCAACCAGCGGATCGGTGTTGTGCGTGTAAAAATGGACCTCACAGCCGCTCGCCGTGGTGCCCCACAAATTTGGCTTTCGAAAATCCATTATTCAGCCCCCCACAAGCTAAAGCTAATCGGCGGCGATCTGTACTCATGCACCTTTTTTTCAATCGCTCCTTGCCCCGGCTCGTCTTTGACCTTGTCAATTACCTTTTTGACAACTAGGGCAAATTCAGGAGCCATTGTCGCTAAATCGCTAATTGCTTGCGTCAATTGCTGAAATGGCGCAGCCGCGAGCACGTTAAAGGCGTCCGCCACCTTTCGGGTTGTTTCTTCGAGGTTGAACATCGCGTCGATGTATTTCCCACCTTGCCCGATCTCTTTATTTTCGAGCGCTTTTGCGCGGCGCACCTCAGCGGGCGTCATTTGCTCAGCCTGGCGCAGCATCTCTTCGGGTGTTGCCACGTCGCGAGCTTCCTTGCCGCCGCGGCGCATCTCCCGTTGAGTCTGTTGCAGTCGCGCCGCCAGTTCGGGCGGCATCTCACCGACGCCAAGCTGCGCCGCCATTGCCGCCATTTCGATGGGGCCCACTTCAACATCAAGCATGCCGAGCAGCGATCGGCCTCGTTGCCGCGCCTTAGCTTGTTCTTCCGGCGTGCCGCCCTCACCCGCACCTGGGCCCATGACACGACCGAGCAACCGCTGCACCAGATCCGGTTTCAGCGCCTCACCGCTTTCGATCGCCATTTGGGCCTTTTCGTAGCCGAGCGCGCCCGTTCCGGGTTTCCACCCAAGCTCCTGCAATAAGAGCACCTCTTCAGGCGTTTGTGGGCCACGGCGGGCCAGCTCTTGGGCCTTCCCCGCGAGCCCCTGCGCCATCGCGCCGCCGCGGATCGCACCAACACCCGTCAGGGCAATCGCGCGCGACATGCCGGCGATCGATTCGCGGTTAACCGGGATTCCTGTTTGGCGCCACTGCGCAATGCCTTGGGCGATCTGGTCAACGTAGGCCGTGATCTCGGAACCCTCGAGGCCCATCCGCAGCGCGTCGCCGACGGTCGACACCAACGCTTGCCCCGAGGCGCCTGCGGCGCCAGTAAGGCCCCCACGTCGACCAGCCGCGAGAAACTGCCCCGCGGTCCCGTAGCCCACGCCATACGCGCGCATTGCACCAAACGCCGCCGGCAGCATGCCCTGCGATCGCAGCTCAGCGCCCCGACCGCCGCCCGCCTGGGTGATTGCCGCGGCTGCTTGTAGCGCTTCCGGCGCGGCCATGCCGACGCTCAAGCCTTGGCGCCGGATCGTGTCCATAAGCGTCTCGGGCCGACGTACGCGGCGCAAGTCGCGCTGCATCAACTCTTCGCCGATCTGGCGCTCACGCTCCGCGGTCAATTGATCGCGGCCAACCATCACGGCCATTCGCCGACGCGCCTTCAAATCTTGAAAGGCCTCGGGCGGGGCCGCTTCCTCCCACGCGCCATACGGCCCAACGCGTGTCCGCTTCGCGGTGCCGCGCTCAAGCTCGCCAAGCTCGCTCGACATCCACGGGCCTGGCGCATGCTTGCCACCCGGTAGAAACTCCGACTCGGGAACCTGGCCGACCTCGGCCCGCGCCATCCGCGCGGCCTCAGCCCGCCGCGCGGCCATACGTTGCGGATCCCATGCGGCGCCGTACTGGCGCCGCTCCCACTCTTGGCCTGAGATCCCACCCATGCGTGAGCGCAAATAAGGCACCGCCTGCATTTCCTGGCCGCGGAAGGCGAGGTATTGCTGTGCGAACCCCATCTGCATTTGCAACGGCGCCGCCGCCAAGCCACCGCCCGGCACCGATTGCAGTGCTTCGATGATCCCGCCCATACCACTCGTGAACGTGTGCACACCGCCCGATGCGACGCCCCGCATACGCTTGCCCAGCTCCGCGCCGAGGGCTTGGCGGAACATGCCCGGGCCGCGCTCGAGGTAGGCCGCTTCCGGCACAAGGCCTTGCAACAAGCCTTGCGTGAAGCGGCCTTGCTTCATCTTATTTTCGGCCGTGGCGCGGTTGATCCCAGCGATCGTCTGTTGGACTTTTGCGCCGGCTTTTTGGACCGAATTTAGCTGGCGCTCGAGCGCGCGGTATGCGTCGGTACCCTCTTTGACTTTTTTTAGGGATTTTACCAGCTCCACCTGCTTGCTGATAATCCCAACGTAGGTCCGCTCGAGCTTTTTACCTTCCGCGGCCAATTCAGAAATGGATTTGCGGCCGGTTCGCGAGACATCTTGAAAACCCTCGGAACGGGCCTTTAAAACAAATTCAGTCCGATTACCGGCCATCGCTTACAACTCCTCGTAAAGATCGGGAACCTTGCCGTCGGCTAATTCGCGCTCCCATTTATCGACCAGGGGATCGGTCGACGCCTCTTTTTCGCCGAGGGCCTGGCGCACGCGAACGAGCCGCTTATTGATATCGCCGCGCTCGCTCTGTGGCGACTCCTCAAGCTCGCTCTCTAAATCGTCGCGAAGCAACAAGAGATCTTCCTCGATCTCCTGTAAATGCTCCGCAACCGAGCGTTGCAGAAACAAAGGATGGTGGGGCGGTAATTGGTATTTTTTGATCCACCAACGCCTTAGCCCAGCCATCCCGCGCGTTACTTCCAGCTCAGCCCTGCGCCGGATCCGAGCTGTATCGCCAAAAAAAGCTCTCGTGCCCCGTAACGTGCTCGTAAATCGCCGCGACCAAGCGCGGATCAAGTAACGTCAGCAAATTTTCGGCCCACGTGGGCCGCTTGGTCAGCGCGTATTGCAGGTGCGCGAGCTGTAAATTGAGCGTTGCCGTTGCGCGATCCAAAGCCGACAACTCCGTACCCGCCTGGTAGCGCGCGCGTAGGATGCCCATTGCCTGCTGCTCCTGCAGGTTCAAGATCTTGGTCGTGAACTCGCCCTGCCAGCGCTTGCCACGTGAATCCGTCCAATCGAGCGAGAACGTGTAAGACTCACGGTTGCGCGGGTCTTCGTCGGCTGCAGCGTTGGCCGCTTTGTCGGGCGCGGCAGCGTTCTGCACCTGCTCGAGCACGCGCTTGGCTTGCGTGGCGTGCTCGGCCTCGTCGGTGTCGAAATCGGACAACGGATTTTGCGCGAGATTGCGCAGGATGGTTTCGGCGACAGGCATAGGATCTCCCGGTTGGGTTGGTTGTTACGCCACCAACCTACGGGAGCCGCCGGACCACAACCAGGCCTGGCGATCAGACCGCGGTTTCGGATTCGTCTTTGACCACGATCGCGACGAATTCCACGGCCTCGCCGACGACTTCGCGCGCGTTAACCGTCCAGTTATGACTGGCGATTTTCACGCCCTGCACCTGGGCCAGCTTGGCACCCGTGATCGAATCCTCGAGTAGGGCGGTCATCTCGCCCTGCAGCACGACGTTTCGCAATTGTTCCTCGGAGGTTTGGCCGCTCTTGGGGAAAAACCCCGCCTGTTTGAGCGATTCGCCAACCACCTTGAACAGCTCGCACGTGAGCCCGACGGTGTAGCCCGTCGGCACGTGCTCGAGCGTGCGGATGTCGTCGAGCGCTTCGATCGGCTGCATATTGTACGCTTCGGTCACGGTCACGCCGCGCGCGAAGCCAATCCGCTTGCCTTCCAGCGAAAAGCGCGCACGCGCGCCTGTAATGAATTTTCCTTTTGGGCTCGCCATTTTCGTACCTCGCTTACGCCGTCAGCGTGGAAACAACCAAGTGAATGGTCGACGTAATGAAATTGTTTGGAGTTACGGGGGCCATCTCGACCGACACCGAAATACCGTCAGCGACGCGCACCATTTTTAGGCTGCGCCACTCAACGATAATTTCATCGGCAATTTGCCGATCCAGCACTGTCTCGGCGGTCGAATGGAGCGCGGCCAAACTGCGACCGACGCCTTTTTTGCCGACCTCAATTTCGAGCGCCGTCCGAAATTGCTGGGTCGCGTAATTCCCGGCTTGATTTGTCGAGGCCTCGATAAACGCCAGGTTGTTGGTTCGGGTGTACGTCGTCAGGTTGCGTTCCACGCGGAACCCGGCGCCGTCAACGCGCTCCGTGAACAACAAGCCCGCCGTCAGCATCTCCTCGGCGTCGTCGACCTGCGACCACGACGAATCGCAGCGCACGTCGAGGACGTTAATGTATTTCCACGTCAGCGGCTCACCGATCGGCGCGCCCGCCTGCATGCCCGCGATCGCGACTGCGAGATACGGCGGCAGATACTCGGTCCGCACGCCGTCGCGGTCGTAGCGCTCGATCGCCTCCGCAACGGCGCGGATATGCCGCGAATTGAGCGCGCGGATCTGCGTCTTGATTTCGCTCTTGGTCGGTACGTCCGTTAAGCCCGTGTTGAGCAGACCGACCACGCCATCGCGCTCCATACGGCCCTGGCCGCACATATACGCGCAATGCGCCTCGAGATCAGCGTGCACGCTCGGATCACCGGTCAGCACGACGATCGTGTTGACCGCGACCTTTTTCAGGAAGTCGAGCGCGGCCAAGTAGGTGGAGCGCGTCGCCGTGCCCTCGATACCGCCCACGAGGTACACCGGCGAGGCCGTGTTCGATGGCGCGCCGCCATGTGCCCCCGAGCTTTTGGCCGCGGTGACAAACCCGCTGTTGTTGTTGATCCAATCGATCACGGCCTGCAGGTCAGCCGTGAATACCGGGTTGTTGGTCGCGTAGACGTTCACCGGCGCGGCCGACACGTCCAACTCGCTCGGCGATTGATCAGTGCGCGCCGTGTCGAGCACCAGCACAAAGCCGTTGCCGCCTTCCCATTTTGCGTTGAAGTGGTCGGCGACCTTCTGCAGCGTGTTCTGGGTCGTGTTGACCGAAGCGCATGCCGTCGCGCTAAACGTGATCGTCGAGGCCGCCGCCACGTGACCCATTACCAACGTTGTCAGGCGCGACCACTTGGCCGTGCCCACAACCGGCGTTGTGCCCGCCAGCGTCAGCACCTCAAGCTGATAGGCGCCTGTGTCGGCGAACCCCGCAAGGATGACCTTCTGCGTGGTCGCGGCACCGGCAACCAGCGTCAGCACGCCGCCGCCGACGTACATGCCCACGGCGCGCGTTGCACCCTTGATCGGGTTGACGCCAGCCGCGGCCGAAAGGACCGTGGCGCCGCCGGATTCCACACGGCACGTCACCGTGCCCAGTGTGGTGCCTGTGATCTCCATGGCCCAAACGCTGTCAGCCAAAAACGTGGTCGTGCTCACGACCGGCGTTGTCCCATTCATCGCCAGGCGCTCGCGCACCGGCGTACTGCCCGGGCTCGCCAAGCCGTAGATGTCGACCACCTGCGAAGTGTCCGCCGCGTTCGACGAAAGCACCTCGACCTTGGCCGGCGCGGCCAGGGTTGTCACGTCGGTGTCGAGGCCCGGATCGCTCTTGGTGCCGTAGGCCGCAACACCGGTGGACAGCACCGCCGCGGTCATCGCTTCCCACGAGCCCGACGCCCCGTGCTCGTACGTCAAATGAAAAATGTCTTCGCCGCCAACGTCGTCGCCAACCTCGGTCGTGTCTTCAAACACGATCGTGATCAGCTTACCCTGGGTCGTGCCCGACGCGATCGCAACGTTCACCTGCTGCGTGTGGGCGCCGTAGTCCACACTCGTCAGATCGATCGCATCGCCGTGGGTGTTGATCAGCACGGCCGAGCTGTGAGTTGCCGGGTTGACCTTGCACGCGACCACCTGGGCCGCGCCGCCCGGAATGTTCACGTCGTTACTCGGCGCGAACGCGATCGGAACTGCCTCGAGCAAGTCACCCGAGCGGAAAATCTCGCCCTCCTGCCCCGCTCGCGTGATCCGCACCAGGTCGTCAACCTTGGTGATCGCCGACATCGGCCGGCCGCCTTGAGCCGTGCCGAGAATCGCGACCACACCGATCGCGCCGAAACCAACCTGCTCTAGGCCGGTAGCATCGATTTTCGAGTATGAACCCGGGATCGATGTTCGGCGCCCATTAAAATAAATACTCGTCGCCATGTTTTTTCACCTCACGCCGTAACCGGCTCCGTTAGATATTTCTGGTAAAGGATATGCCATTCTGCGACCGACCGCGGACGCAAGTTTTCGCGCTTCGCCAGCGCCAAAAATCCCGCGATTTTGTCGACGCGAATACCCGATACCCGCGCGAAAATCTGCGCACTAACGAGCGAAATTTCGCGCGAAGGTTGTACCGGCGTAACCGGGTGCGGGCGGTCAATGAACAATTCGGGCGGATCTGGTTCCACCGCGGTATTGGCCATTTCAAAATCGCTTGACGGTTTTTGGACGAAATACAAGCCCGGATTTTCGGGCGCCCCGTCTGTCTGCTCGTGCTTTTTCTTCGACATCACTCGTTATCCGCCTCGTAAAGATCCACGTTTGTTTTCACGTCGCCCGGGTCACCGCGTCCACCCAGCTTGCTGATATGCACGCCAATGATCCGGTTTACGCGCCACAGGCGGGAGTCTATGTCAGTCACCAAGAACGGCCTAGATGTCTGAAAGGTCAGCGTGCGCGCGAACAGGTGCTCGGGCAGGTAGCGCGTATCCGGCATCAGGTCGGCGCCGCTCATGCGCATCCGGTAACACGCAAGGTCGGCCAACTGGACCATGGCCGGAATTAAAATCGCTTTCGCGACCTCGTAATTGATCAGCGTCGTTTCAGGGTGTTCGGAATAAACCAACACCTGATACGTGTGATCCCACGAGCTGCCGACGACATCCGCGCCGACGTTCGGATCGTCCTCATCGGTAATTACGCCCGCATCGTTGCCGAGATAAAGATCCGACTCGCCTTCGCTCGTCAAAACAATTGAATATAGCGGGAACGTATCATCGACGCGTGCATAACCGTGTTTGACGGTCGGCGTTTTTTCTCCCCACAATTTCTTGTGCACGGCCATTTCTTCGCGGGATAAATCCCAATCGGCCAACATGGTGTCGAGCGTGGCCGGATCTTCGTGCACATCATCCACACCAGCCTTTAGCACGTCAAAAAGGAATCTCTGGATCATGTCTCGCCTGCAATTCCCGCAAAAACATGCGGTGCAATTTGATTTACAAAACTTTCGACCTCGCGCAACAGGTGCACACCCGATGTCGCGGGCCGTATCCACGGGCTTTTACCGACCGGCGAACCCTGGGCATCGACCGCAATTGTGCGAAATGTCGCGTATTGCGATTGCGTGGCTTTTTTATAGGTTTTTTCTTCGCGGACCATGCCGGCGTAAATATCGGTCGCGTGGTACGGCCTCAGCAACGGCGCCAAGCCTTCGGGCAGCCGCTCACCCCAGCTCGTAGGCCCGCCAGGTTGCGATGTCGTCGCGCCCAGCGCCTTGGCGGCTTTGTAGATGTCGCGCCCCAGTTTTTTCGCATCGGCCACGGCCTCGTGCCCTGTGTAGGGTCGGCCCATTGGCTGGCCAACTGCGCCGCCCGAGCTTGGGCCTGCGTGGCGGAAAGGGATCGCGCGATGATAACCGCCGGCTTTGCTTGCATGCTTGCCGCGGCCACCGCGGCCGACGATCGGCACGTTCGGACCGAGCAGCGTGTTGTGGAGGTCAGTTTCGGGCATCCCGTTTTCGAGCAAATTGGGAAGCATGCCCACAAGCGCGATCGTTGCGGCACCGTCGGCCATGTCGACCGGTAAAACCCCGTTCATGTAGTCGCGTCGCGTGGAAAACAGGCGCTCGCCTGCGAGGCGCAACCACTCGGCGCGCGCGGCTTCGGCCAAATTACGCAAGGCCGTGTCGGCGATCGCAACCTCGAGCGCCACGAGATACCCAGGCGGCAGCAGCTCGCCGACGTTGACGATCTTGATCACAGCAAGAACTCGTAACGCAGCGCCGCTTGGACGGGAAAATCGGTGAATCGACCCTTGGGTAAGGTCGTTTTGAACTTGATCATGGTCGCGCGCGTGCTGTGCGGATGGTCAATTACGCGCCAAGTCGGGTGGCAGTAGTAGTGCACTGCCAGGCGCGTGCCTGGTGCGGGCATCTCCGCCGGATCCCAAATCAGGTCGCCTTCGTTCAGCACAAATTCGCCGTCTTGGTGGTAGATGGTTTCGACCGTGCGAAGCACGTTCACGCGCACCGCCGGATAGGCGAGCGCTAGGCGCTCAGTGTCCGCCGGCATGTCGACCACCTGGCTATAAACAATCAAATTATCGATATTCGTAATTCGATCGTAATACCCGAGCTTGTTTTCGGCACGAACCGTAACCGCCGTGGTACCTTCGAGGCGCCGGCGTACCTGATCCCAAGGCGCCTCGTTATTCACGAAATTCGACATAACCCCCATTATGGGCGCCGCGTTATTCGCGATGATTTTCTTTTGCAGCGGATCCAGGTCGCCGAAAACGCGGTCAACGTCGTTTGCGACGGCCGCGGGCGCAATCAAAAACCACCCACTACCCTTGCACAGCGTGCACGTCGGATCGGCCTGCTGTATTTGGTCGGTGGGCATTTTGCACGGGCAAAAAACCGCCGACGACCACGCAAGCCGATAGCCATGGCCTTCGATCTGTGCAACGAAAATTTCAGGACGAAAATCGGCGCGTCCGCCAGCCTCTTTTCCGGGGTAACCAACAACACCTGGCGCGGCAACTGATTGATTTGGGTAATCCACGTTACACCGCCATCAATTTCGGGCCGCGCGCCCAGCGTTGGCAAGCCGTGTAATTATCCTTTAATTCCTTCTGGTATTGCAAAAGACGCGCACCGTACCCGGCGTTTGTGGCGGAGCTAGTTGTCGCAATACTCTGCGAAAGACCATCGATCGAGAGACTCTGGCTCGCAATACCAGCGCCAACCAATAAATCGCCCGCGATATTGAGCGGACCAAACGCGGCCAATTTACCGACCATGTCTTTGATCACGCCCGGCACCTCTTCGATTTCGGGATTTGGGTTTGAGACCGAATCCGGCTCGGGCCCGCTGGGATCCCACTCGTAGGAACCTTCGGGCATCGGGCCAAACCCTGCCGTGTAGTCGATGCGCAGCATATCCGGCACGGCCCGCGCCATCGTCATCCACGTTGACCAAATCGGCGCCCACTGGCCGCCAAGCGGGCCCACAGAGCCGCCCGGGATCAACTGCAACTGGCCCGAATCGCGCTGCACGTGGATCCAATTTTTCGGAAATGTCCGCATGGTGGTTCCGTCCGGCAGAACCATCCGCACGCGCTCCACCGAAATAACGGGAACGCGCCAAAGCTGCAGCATCAACCATTCGCGCGCGCTTTCGCGCTCCCAGTCGTGCATTTCGCTCAAAATTGTTCGTCGACGGATCGAAATATCTAATTTCATCTCCAAAAACGACACAGCCGAGCGGATGTAGTGCACGAAAAGCGCATCGGGGTACGGCGTATTGTAATCGTCCGTCATATTTACGCCGAACAAATAAAACGACTTCAGCTCGTCGATCGAAAGCACTTCAAGGCAAGCGTCCTCGGTGCCTCGCACAGCCGCCGAATATGGACCAAGCGCGTGCGTGGATGGGTTGTACGTCGCCCACCGGTACCAATAATTTTTTGACCCGGATGGGTCGACAAAATCATAAATGGTGACTTTCGAAACCAGCGGGATCCAAGTCAACTCGGTCGTCGCCTCGGTCCACGGGCCGCTCGAGCCACTGTTACTGCGGTAGACACGCACGTGCGTGAATCCCGCGGTAATTTGCGCAGTCGGATCCGGGATCAAAACCTCAACGAAGGTCGGTACAACAGTGCCACAAGCTCGCGCCATCACACGCCCCTAGTCTGTCCAGGTGGTCAAATCTTGGAAATCAGCATCAGGCACAACCCGGTTGATCGACAAGCCCGTTGCCTCGATCTCAAACACGACTTCCGCCCCGCGCAACAACTCCATTTCGAAATAACCGTCGGCGTCGGTTTCAATGTGCGCGATCCGCGTGTTGACCGTTGCGCCCTGCACGTCCTGGGGCGTGCGCGCGTAAGCGCCACAACAGGCCCCCGCCACCGGCACGCCGGCCGCATCGCGCACCCAACCAAAGATCACGCACTTGTTGGGATCGCTCGGCACGATCGGCTCGTAAAGCCGCGTGCCCTCGAAACTCAGCAACGCGTCAGCCACCACAACAAACGGTTGGGGCGTCACGAAAGCCACACCCGACGCGAACAGGCGAAGGTTGTACGAGCCGTCATCCAACGCGAACGTGCAAAGGCCGTCCACGGCGGTATGCTGGCGCCCGATGAAGACCAGATCGGCCGCATCAAACACGTCGACTTGAGCGCCCACGATCGGCGCGCCGTGTTGGTCGTCGAGGTAGATCTCGATCTCTCGCGCTCCGACCTCACCCGCCGAGCACGCCGCCAACGCCGCGCCCGTCGACCCTGGTGTCAGGTGACCGGCAAGCACCTCGTCCCACACGGCATCCGCATTGGCCCGCGCAACCGCGCCCGTGGATACTTCCATGGCAGCAAGCCGCCCCATTACCGTGTCGCCCGGGATCACCGGCACCACACCCGAGCCGACCGGAATAAACAGCTCGTCGGTAACGGTGTGCTCCTCGACCGCGAAGCCAACGGGCGGCGTCGTATTGCGGAAATACATTAAATATACAATGTTTCCCGCGACCAAGCTTTGCTCGAATAGGTACGTGTAGATCCCAGGCGTGTTGACGGCGTCAACTGGCGTCAGCGTGTGCCACGTCGGCGTGCCCGAAAATCCAACGCCATCCCAGTACCAGTTATCAAGCGGCCCACCGCCCTGGCTCGCGCGGGCCCGCCGGATAGCCACTTGCGGCGTTGCGCCCACGACCCCAAGGCCGGTTGCGGGATCAATGATTTGCAGCGCCAGAAAAATGTCGTCTGTCTTTGCGTGTTTGAAATACATGGGGTCAAACCGTTTCCTGCACTGCGAGGATTTGCGCCGTGCCCGAACTGTTGGCGTTTACTTGCGTCGTGTCCAACCAGCGCAACGTCGTTGGATTTACGCCCGCCGCCAAAATCGTGAAGCCGTTGGTCACCGGCGGCGCCGTGCCGATCGCTTGCTTTGCGGCCGTCTGATTGGTCGCCGTAAATACGCCCGCAGTCAATTTCGCAAAATCACCGACCAGCGTTTGAATCGTCGTCGTGTCGGCGTACGCGCCAAACGTCAGGCTCCGCGCCACAAAGCCGCCCAGCACGTAATTGGCGCCCGACACGATCGCATTTTGCACCCGGCCCGCCAGGTTGGTGGCGACCAAGCCCGACCAAGCAAACGTGCCCTTCTCATCGGGCAGCGCCTCATCGACGCGCAACGTGCGCGACCACACCGCGCCCGAGCCCACCCAAGCGGGCTCGACAAACGTGCCGCGCTGGCCGCCCGGATCGGTCACCAGCGACGGCGCCTCGAGTAGCGCTTGGTTTGCTGTCAGCGTGATCACGTGATCTTGGGCCGTCGTGCCGTCCATGCCGCCCGAGCGCAAGCGCGCGGCTGGTGTCGTAATCGTCACCGTCGGCACGTCGTGCGCGATCGCCACCGTAGTCAACGCCGCCGACACCGCACCGTTATCGGCCCGCGTCATCGTCACCCGAAGGTTTACGGCGCTCACGTTGTAGCCACCGGCGATCCGGCTTACGACCTTGGTCGCTTGAAATAATGTCGGATCGACGATCGACAACTCAGCCGCCGGCGAGTCAAACGCGCACGTGTTCGCCCCGACCTGCACATAATCCGAGATCAACGGCACCGTCGCCGACTCGATATCTTTAAGGGCCGCTTGCGTCGGGGGATACGTCGGAAGGCCCCACACCGCCGAGAAATAGAAATTGTTGCACGTGACCAAATCGACGCCTTCAACCGTGCCGCCTTCTTGATCCGTTGCGCGGACCGCGCTCAACGCGCCCGTGACCGCGTCGCGCACGCGCACGTGTGCGGGTAACAATTGCGGCGCGGCCCCACGATCCGCGATCGGGATCGGCACGTTGAACGTCAAACCGGCAGGCACCGTGATCAGCGTCGGCGCGCCTGCGTCCAGATCCAACACCTCGACGGCGTCTACCGCGCGATCAGCCGTACCCACTATATCGAATGTATCGCCTGCTTTGACTTCGATTTGGCCGCCCGGATAGCCGCCTGTGAACTGCAGCGCCGTGATTACTGGGGGCGGCGCATAAACCACGTCGACCGTGTCGCGCGCGCCGTCTGCGTCGTCCGGTGTCGATACCACCACAAACACGCCGCCCGCTGCTGGCAACACGACATCAACCGCGCCCGCGTAATGCCCACCGTCGACCGCCAGCGGAAGCTCGAACGGGATCCCAGCGATCGCGATCTTTGGGTAGCTCGCGGCCAGCGTAAAACGAAGCTCGAGCGTGCTCGCCGTGCAGCTCTGCAGCACCGTTTCAGCGGCATCTTGCCACACCTTATCGACCACGCCCTGGCCAACGGCCGTGGGCTCGATATCGACGATCCGCACCCAGCCAGCGCCACCCGCGTTGATCGTCCCGCCGCCTATAACCGCCATCGCTTCAGCTCCTTTTCGGCCACGTCAAAACCAAGCTGGCCCATCTCCGCAATTTCGGAGGGCTCAAAAGACAAGGGCGATCCGGGCAACGGACCATCGGGCTCGTAAACGCGGATCGGCACAAAGCGCTTGCCCTTCACCAGGCCGATACCGCGTGACGCCAGATCGTTGTGCGTCTGCGCCAGCGCTAGGTCGCTCTGCTGCACTTCGTCGATCAGGATCTCGAGCACACGCAGCGCTTGATCAACCATGCCCGCGGGCGCGGGCTTGTTGGTCGCTTGTCCGCGCTTGAAAGTCAGAATCACGTCGATCCCGTCAACTCCCGCGCGGAAGGCCTCACCCAGCGGCGTTGCATGGCGCACGCCGCCGTCGACCCAGGTTTCGCCGTCGATCGTCACTGGTGCGAACATCAGCGGGAAAGCCGCGCTCGCAACGATCGCTTTTTCGATGTGCGCCGATTGCTCGGTCCAAACGCGGCTCTGGTAGGTTTCCAGCGAGGCCGCGACCACGCGCAGTTTTTTGCCCGACGTGATCAAACTCTTTATATCGAAATATTTGTGCACCAAGTCGGCAAGCGGCTGGGAATTGGTGAGAGACTTTCCGCCGACAAGCCCTTGGACGTACCCAAAAAACCAGTGTCGATAAATCGCCGCCGTGTCGATCGTCTCCCAGATCCGATCCAGCACGGCCACACCCGCGGCGCCGTCCCTATGCTGCGCCAACATCGCCGCGTTGATCGCGCCCACCGACGTGCCGCAGTAGACATCCCAATTTGCCTGACCGGCCGCGGCCAGTGCGCGCAAAACCCCAACCTGAAAAGCGCCTCGTGAAGCGCCACCAGAAAGCACCAGCGCTCGCGTCATCCAATCCGATCCCTGACAGCCTCGAGGCTATCCGTTGCTTGGTCGTACGTTTGCGATCCGTCTTTGTTGCAGAGCCGATCCAACAACGAGCCCGGCGCCGCCGTTGCCGGATCCTCGGTCGCCGCGACATCGATTTTTTGCACTTGCGCGCCAACCGTGCCCGGCGTCGTGTGAGCGCTCGAAAGCTCATCCCAAACCGCCACCGCGATAGCCGGCGGCGTCACCGGGCCCGCACCGCCTGCGTTGTCCAGCGCCGTCGCCGCGTTGCCCACACCAAGGTGCGGCGCAAGTGGCTCCTCCCAGACTTCGGCAACCGTGGCTCTACTTGAGACAGGCACATCCACCCGCGCCAACGCAACGCCAGTGCTTCCCACAACCACGTGACCCGCGGTCAGCTCATCCCAAACGGCGTCTGCGATTTCCTCCGTGGTTGGGTAGACCGCGACCGAGCCATCAAGGATCGTTCGCGTCTCAAGCTTGGTGAATGCCACCGCTGCCTCGGCGTACGTGAACGCAAACCGCACCTGCGCATCGGGGTGCGTCGAGGCTACCGAATAGGTCACCTCGTAAACACCGACCGCAAGCCGCGTCATGGTCGTTGCTGAAAGGTTGGCGTCGAGGCTCGCGCCCGACTCGGTTTGCGCGTGCACGTTGATCGTGTTCGCGTCGGGGTCCTCCGGGTGTCCGTCGGTGTCCTCAAGCGTGACCGCGATCTTGTACGTGCGCGTACCGACCTCGGGCCGGATCAACTCTGGGATCGAAGCACGGAACCGAACCGTGTTCGCGACCGCCGCCACCGCGTCGCGGATCTGCTCAAGGCTATCGGTCAGCGCGACGAAACCCGAGCCCGCAAGCTCTGTCAGGTTTCGCCCACCCGAGCCTTGGATCGTGGTCCGCGCCGTCGTAATCGGCTCATCCACACGGCCTAGCGTCGCGCCTGCGCTGCCTGCGACGACGTGCCCAGCCAAAGACTCATCCCAAACCCCGTCAGCGATTCCAGCGACCGCTGGCGCGGTTAGCGTCATGGCATCGCCTGGTGCGGCTCGTGTCGTCACCGCGGCATCAAGTCGCGCTGCCGCTTCGCCCGCGCTACCCGCGACCACGTGACCCGCCAAAAGCTCATCCCAGACCGCGTCGGCCACTTGGGCCGGCGTCACGCCACCGCCGGCCGCGTTGAGCGCTTCCGCCGTCGATCCCACCGTGCCGCTATGGTCTGCGATCGGCTCCTCCCAAACCGCATCGGCAATTTCACCCGCGGCCGAGGCCGCCAGCGCGTTTGCGTCCACGGCGTCGGTTATGAGATCCATCGCGTCGCCTGGGGCCGCGCGACTTGAAACGGCCACGTCGACACGAGCCGCTGCAGCTCCAGCCGAGCCCACACCGGTGTGACCGCTCAAGACCTCATCCCAAACCGCATCGGCAATTTCTGCCGCACCCGTCGCGGCGATCGCAGCGCTATCAACCGCGTTCGCCGCCAGCGTCATCGCGGCGCCAGGCGCCGCTCGCGTGCTCACCGCGACATCAAGGCGCGCCACCGCTTCACCAGTCGTGCCTGGCGTCACGTGCCCGGCGAGCGTTTCGTCGAGCACTGCATCGGCCGTAGCGGCAAGCGCCGCCGGCGTCAGCGCCATTTGTGCGCCTGGTGCCGCGCGGCTCGTAATTGCCGCGTCCAAGTAGCTTAGCGCCTCACCCGTCGAGCCCACACCGATATGCCCGCCGCGAGCTTCGTCCCACACTGAGTCAGCAATTTCTTGGGCCGCCGATGTCGCAAGGCTCGTGGAATCAACGGCGTTTGCCGTGAGCGCCATCGCGGCACCTGGTGCGGCTCGGCTCGTAACCGTCGCATCAAGCCGCGCCAAGAATTGCGCCGTTGAACCCGCCACACCACTGTGATCGGCGAGCGGCTCCTCCCAAACGTAGTTGGCGATCTCCTCGGCCGCGGTAAAATCGAGCGCGTTCGCGTCTACCGCGCCCGCGATCAAATCCATGGCCGCACCTGGTGTCGCCCGCGTGCTTATCGCCGCGTCGATCCGCGCCCCCGGGAACGGTGTTGCGTCACTGATAATCGAATCGCGGATCTCGTTGACCGCTGTTGTGGCCAAGCCGCCGTTTGTCAGCGCCACCGACTCGCCAAACGAACCAACCACCGTGTGCGCACCGCGCGACGCATCCCAAACCGCAGCCGTAACTTGCGCTGGCGTAATGCTGCCACCGCCCGCACCTAAATCAGCCAACTGCTTGCCAGCCGAACCCACTACCGCGTGACCAGAAAGCAGCTCGTCCCAAACTGCGTCTGCCGCGCCTGCGTTCGTTGCGCGGGTTGTAATCGCCGCGTCGAGGTTATCGAGGTAACCCGCGCGGGTTGGCGTGTAACCCTGATTTGTCAGCGCGGTTTGCACGTCAGCGATCGAAAGATCCTGCAGCGCTGCGATCGCAGCCTGCGTTGCCGTGTGCTGCGCAAGCTGGTTGCTTTCGTCTGCAGGATCACTCGGTAAGTTGTCCGTGCGAGCTTTGATCCCAGCAATGCTTGCGCCCGCGAACGGTGTTGCGTCCGATAGGATCTGCGCTTGCGTAGCGCGGCTCGAAACCGCGGCGTCAACGCGCGCGCCCTGAAACGGCGTCGCATCCGACAAAATCGCGCTTTGGATCTCGGTCACCGCATCCGCGGCGAGCGCCGCAGCGTCGAGCGCGTTCGTTACGAGATCCATCGCATCGCCTGGTGCTGCTCGGCTCGTAATCGTGGCGTCCAATCGATCGAGATAACCGGCTCGCGTCGTGGTGTAGCCCTGCGCCGTCATCGCCGATTGCACGTCCGCTTGGCTCAAATCGTTGAGCGCCGCGATCGCAGCCTGCGTTGCAGCATGCTGTGCGAGCTGGTTGCTTTCGTCAGCGGGATCCGCCGGCAAATTGTCAGTCTTGGCCTTGATCGCCGCGATGCTCGCGCCCGCAAACGGTGTGGAATCCGACAGAATCGCGTCGCGGATTTCGTTAGCGGCGTCCGTTGCCAGGCCGGCCGCGGTAAGCCGCACCGACTCGCCGAACGAACCCGCTACCGTGTAGCCACTGCGTAGCGCATCCCAAACCGCGCCCGCCACCTGACCCGGCGTCAGCGTCCCCGTGCCGATGCCCGCCAACGTAGCGCCAGCGCTGCCCACAACCACATGACCGCTCAACAGCTCGTCCCAAACGCCCGCCACCGTTGCGCGGCTCGATATCGTCGCGTCCACGTTGTCGACCCACTTGCCGACCTGAATCACCGCGGGCGAAGGCAACCGCGCGTTGGTGCCTGGCGTCTGCACCGGGATTACCTGGTAATCGTCGTTGGCCGTGGGGTTGGTGATCGAAGCCGTAGGCAAGCCGCCCGTCACTTCGTACAGGCCTGGCGCGTTGGTCGCGCTAATTTCGGTCAGGCTTTTATTTAGCGTGGTCCAGCCGGTGCTTTTGAACGTGTACCCAGTCCAATCAAGAAAAAACCCGTCAGATACGCGCCGAATTCGAACGTAAAGATCGGTCAAGCCTGTGATCGGGTTTCCGGCCGTATTTACGGCGTAAACCGAAATAGGCTCGGTCGCGCCTGTGGTAATTCTGACATTCATACCACCACCTCAAGGAGCGAAAAGGACAGATAGCGAAACGCTAATTCGGTTGCCGTGTTTTTCTGCGCCTGCGCAACGTACAGCGTTTCCACCGCGTCAAAAGGCAACCCGGGCGCCGTTGTCAGGCTCAAAATCGCCCACTCGCCCTCGGTATCAGACAACGTCACCGGCCCTAGCAGCGCCGTACCATCGGAATCGACGACCCTAAATTCGGCGTCGTCACCAGCGCATTTTACCTGGCCGACCACTCGCGCGAAGGCGTTGGGCATGTGCTTGGTTAAAAAACTGATGCGCGACACCACGCCGCCAACATCGACCCAGCCCGCACCCTCAATTGTTTTCGCGTCGGTCACGAGCGTTGAACCGGCGCGAAATTCCACGAACGTAATCGGCTGGCCGGTGTGCGCCGCCACAATCCCGTCAAGGGTTGTGTACTCAGCCGCCGTTAAATCCGCGGTAAAAACGATCGTGCATGTCGTGCCGCGCGTATCGATATGGTGGATTTTTGCAGATAGCCCGGTTGCCCTGATCTCAGCAAGCAAACGATCCGGCGCAACAACACCATTCAAAAAAGCCGAAAACGGATAATCGTAATTCGTCATACCAGCGCCTCGATAATCGTGAGATTCGCAAAACCAAAGTCAGGGCTCGTTACCGGACGTATCCGGCCCGTTCCGCCGTCCACACGCCAGCGTAATTTTACTTCAACGTTACCAGCCGGCAGACCTGTGCGGCGCTCATGGCAGCCACCATTACCAGGCTTAACGTTTGCAACCGCATACCCAAATCCATAAATCGCAGTCCCACCAATCGTTAGTTGCCCAAACTGATAATTCGCGCCCGAATTATCGCCGCCATGATTTGCCCAAATCAGCAACACGCTATCAGCCCGGATTTTATTGACGGTAATCGTCAATAAATCAACGAACGCCGTGCTGGTGGTGGTTGTGTCCACCGTGATTTCGGTGTGGAGCGATTGCAAAATCGACGCGATGTGAACGTGATCCGATCGCGCAAGCGAAGTCGCCGAACCCTCGGCGAGCGCCGAGCCCAACCCCACCGGGGTTGCCGTCGTCACGTCGTGCTTGTGGTCGTTGCGCGCCGCTTCGATACCGGTGCCCACCGCCGCCGTTGCTTTCGTGACATTTACCGGCGCAATCGATGTCAGGCCAACGCCCGGAATATTTCCCAACTGCATGATTATCGCTCCTCGTCAGGGCGCGCGGATCCAGATCGCGGCCGGCGGCGTTCGCCCAAAACAATCTCTTCGCGCAAGATCGCGATCGTGTCACTCAGCGCTTGCACCTGCAGAGCAAGACGCGACAATTGATCGCGCAGATCCTCCCGATGCAACCGTAATTCGTCGCGAAAATCGACGCGCTGGCGTTGTATTTCGTCGCGAAAAAGCGAAGCTTGAACAGTCAAGGCTTCCTTGAAATCTTGGGATAACCGCGGAATTGTGTGGCTAAACGTACGTTTTACCAACCACACAACCAAGCCGATCGCAGTTACGCCGCCGACCGCCTGGGAAAGCTCGCCAAAGTTGGTGGGATCCATGGGCCCCAGGGTACCGGAGGCCCTGGGCGCCCTCAAGACGAGCTAGGCCCGCTTCTGGAAAGCCGCGATCTCAACCGTAGTGGCGCCCTTGATCCAAATCGAATCACGCTCACCGGGATCGGTTTCGACTGGGCCTTGCCATTCGCCGTAGGGATACGTCGCCGATGCGATCGGCAACTCGGCGTATTGGTCGTTGCCGGCCAGAAAATCTTTTTCCGTGAAATAGATTTTCGCGACCGCCGCGCCCTTGTTGCGAACGATCAGGTAGGAAAGAAAAAACGGGATATTGACCTTGCGGCCCGACGCATCGAACGCGCCGCGCCAGGCCCAAACGGCCCCGCCTCGTAGGGTGTGCGCCATGGCTCAACCCCTTTCAGTCGCCGAGTGCGAGCAAAAACACCTTGGTCGCGGTGTCGGCAAGCGTACCGTGGCCGGTGCCGCCCTTGTAGACCCGAACCGTTACCTTTTGGCTACAGCCCGGCTCAACGGGGTTTTTCTCGATCGCGATCAACGATTCTTCGTTGGCCACGATCGCCGCTGCTGACAGCGTCGCCGTAATCGAGCGCAAGCTGCGCAGCTCGGTGTCGACCACCAGCACGCCCGTGGCAGGCACCGTTACCTCGGCACCTGCGACTTGCGGCAGGTGCCGCGAAAGACTCGTAACCGCTCCAACTTCGATCATGTTCGTTGCCTCTTAGCCGTACATGGCTTCAGTTATCGCGGACACCAACTGCGCCTTGGTCATTGGCGCCGCGTTGACCACGCCGTACGCCTTCGCCATTTCGAGCAACTGCGGCTTGGGCATGGTCATGTTTGGATCGGGCCATTCGCCCGCTTCGGTTGGCTCACTCACTGGGGTTGGTTCTGCAGCGCCTGGCGCCACTGCAACCGGCGCAGGGGCCGGTTGCGCACGCATCGTCGGAAACTCCAACTCCGAGGAAACCGGCGGGTTTGCCGCGACATTCAACGGCAACGGCATTGCCGCCGGCACCTCGGGTTGGATATTTCGATCAATCACGCCGCCAGTGCGGGTGATCAACTGAGCCTGAGCCTTGTACGCTTCCCGCCGAACCACGCGCGTCGCCGCGGCGTCTCCCGCTTTATTGGTTGTCCAGTATTTCGTGGACAGCAATTTTGCCGAATCCGCCTCTTTTACGTCCGTGATTTTGCCGTCGTTGTCCACATGATAAATCGTGCCGTTTACCATTACGCCGCGATTTCGCATGTGGGGTTGGATTGCGTACAGGTCCATTTTTCTCGCTCCTGTTGTCTGGGCCGTCGATAGCGGGTGGGAACAAACCCACCCGCTATCGTGGGTTACCGCCCAGACAACCCAGCGTCAAGCGCTACAGCGCCGCGCCTCAGTGCACGATCGAGCCGACGTTGCGGCCGACGTTGACGAACAACAGGTTTTTGCCCGGCGTATACATGACCGGGACACCGTACACGACTTGTGCCCAACGTACTGCCGTGTCCACCGTGGCGAGGGGGATACGCACCATCGGGGCCAACTGCTTGAAGGCCATCGACTCCTGATTTTGTTGGAACAGGAACGCGCTGGTGCAGTAGGGCAGGTAATCGTTGTAATCGTTGATCACCTGCTCGCCTGCGCCCGCGGTATTCTTGACCTTCAAAATCAACCGCTCGGTACCGGTCGCGCCGCCCACCTTGGTGCGGTAGACGCGGTAATAATCCACCGACGTTGCGCCGCCCGGGGTCATGCCCCAAGTGGTTTTTTCGGCCGCGCCAACGGTAATTGCCGTCGGGCCCGCAACGAGCGGCACCGCGGCCGAAACGCCGTAACGGTTGACCGCTTGGATCGTATAAAAATAATCGCCGGCGTCTTCGGTCATGAATTTCGACAACGCATCGGGGCCCGGCGTCGTGGCCGGTGTCGAAACGGTCGGCGTGCCCGGTCGCTTGGCAGCGTCGCCGCGCGCAACGCCAGGTCCGCCACCGTCCGTGATAAACACGTCGGAATTGAACCTCACGTTGCCACTCGGCGAAACGTAACCAGCGATGTCGAGGCCGATCATGCCGTCGCTGCGCTTCGAAAACAGGTCGTAACGCTCTTTCGGGAAAAATTGCTTGAGCAAATCCGCCTTGACGCGCGGCGCGCAATACAGGTCGGTCGCGAAACCGTAGTTGGGCGGATCCGACACGATCAGGGCGGCGTCGATCAACACATCCTCGGTCAACGGCCGGCCGCGCATGTCGATGATATTCGTCGCGGGGCTTTGACTCTTGATCAACGCCTCGTAACCATCGAATTGCAGCGCCGACAAATTCGAGTCACCGAAAAACAGTGCGCGCTCGAGGCCGCGCAACAGGTGCATGGTGCCGTTGACGGTTTCTTGCGCAATCAACGCGCCATGGGCCGGCCGGATCATCGTCGCTACGTGCGACAATTTTCTGGTCGTGCCCATGAATTTCACGATCGAGTAACGGCGCTCGTAGGTCGCGTCGTCCTCTTCGGGCAGATCGGCCTCTGCAATCCACAGGCCATCCTCGTTCGAGCCGTAGTCCTTCAAGACGTTATGCTCGGCGACCGTGTTCCACTCGGGCAATTTTGTTATGTTTTTCCAAAAAACGATGTGTTCCATTTTCGACGTTTGGATCTTCAACGTCGACTCGAGCGACTCCACGCGCATCGCGAAACCGTCGCCCGGAACCACTGACACGGGCGCGTTGATGTCTTGACCGACCTTCAACGCTTTGTTCAAATTTTCCACGTCATTCGGCGAGGCCACGCCAAAACCGTCCACGCCGTCGTAATCAGACCAAGAAACCATGTTCGGATTCATTCTCAAAACTCCTGTTTTTCGATCTCAGCTCTCGGGTTTTTCCGCGTGGCTCAGTGCATCGCCCGCAAGAATTCCCTGACCTCTGCTTGCACCGACGGGTTAGCCGTGCCCGCGCTCTCCAGCTCGGCGACGGCCAGATCGATCGGCTGGCCACAACGCAGCACGCCCGGACGACCCTCGCTCTTGCTCAGATCCATCATGCCCTCAAGCGCCTTGAGCATTTGGCCACGGCCCAAAGGCTCGCCACCGGGTTGCGCGCCAAAGCTCTTGTTGAGCGCCTGGGCGCCGCTCAAACGCGACTTGGGTTGGCGGGCGGGTTGCGACTCGATGACGCCGAGCCGCTCCGACATCGCCGCGGCAAGGCGCGCCGTGTCGGCGACGGCCTTGGCCAGCACCACGTTGAACTCGTGTTGCCGCGCGCCGCTCTGCTCGACCTGGGCGCCCAGATCGCCAAGCGACTTCACGAGCTGGCCGGTCTGCTCGGCCAAGAAATCCGACACGTCAAACGCTTCTTGCATCTTGGCGTTCTGGGTGAGGCCCTTGGTCAATTGGCTGGCGAGCTGGCTCGAGCCGTCTTCCTGATTGCCGAGCAACCGAAACAGCTCCTCGGTTTCCGACTTGGACAGCTCCTCGGACTGCGCCTTCGAAAGCAGCGTTTCCTTGCGCGTCGCGGGCGACGTTTGGGCGTACGCGTCCAGGCGATCGAGGCCCTTGCGCAAATCGTCGACGGTCACGCCGGCGTCATGGCTCTTGCGGTAGGCCTTCTCTTCCTTCTCCTCGCCTTCGCCCTCTTCCTCGCCGCCCTCACCGCCTTCGGCCTCGCCGCCTTCCTTCTCGTCGCCGCCCTCGGCTTCGTCCTCGTCCTCGGCCTTCTTCATGCCCTTTCGGACCGGCGCGGTGTTCGGCATCAACGGCACCTTCTTGAAACCCATGGTGTTACCTTCCTTAAATTTCGCCGGCTTGCTTCCAGCGCCGGACGGTTTGAACAAACTTTATCGCTTGTTCGATTGGCAAATTCGGAATGCGATCGCGCACAAATTCGACCGCATCCGCCACACTCAACGATTTTTTCGCGTCAACGCCCGCCTCCATACGTTTTAGGCGGGTGTAATAATCTGGTATTTCGGCCAGATGATCGCGCGCAATTTCGTGAGCGAGCTTTTTGTTTTTCGTGTGCTCGGCTTCCACTTTCGCGCCCATGCGAATTTGCTTGGGATCAAAAGCCGCATCCGTTTTGCCGGCAGCCTTTCCGCCTGGCAGCAAATCGGCTTTTGAGAATTGCTGATTTTTCAAGGCACGCTTTTTCTTGCGGTATTTGGCGCGCCCATCGCCTTCGCGCTCCAAGTCCTCAACCGCCAGCACTGCGCCCGCACCCGCGCCCGTGCGCGGGCCCATGGGGTTTGATCCCGTCTCACCCGTGCCCATGGTCAGCATTTTGCGCAGCGTCAATTTCGGTTTTGACTCGCTTTGCCGCGCCTCGGTAAATGCCTTGCTCAACACCTCCATGCTGGTGTTCGCATTTACGGGGCAATTCGTGACCGCGACGTTACGCACCTGCGCGGCAAGCACTGTGTCACCGACCCAAGCGCCTTGGCCGTCCGCCGACTTTTTGAAAACCGTTCGCGGGCCGCCCCGTCTGTGGATCTTGCCCTCGACCGAATACCCAAGCGCGCGGCCAGTCCCCTGCAGCGCCTTGCCAAGGCGCCAAATCTTGTCGGCGGGCTCCCAGTTTTCCAGCAAATAGCCTTCGAACCACGTGCAGTTTTCGTCGGCGGTTTTGCCGTTCGGCAAGCGCGCGCCCTTTTGGAAACGCTTGACGGTCGTGGGGTAGCCCAGCACGCCCTCGGCCGTCGCCTTGCTGTGGTTGTCGTTGAGCCACCCGGCTTTGAGAAACGGATCGAAGTCCAAGCCCGCCTGCTTAATCACTTCGCCCTCTTGGTCGCGCGCCTCAGTCGAGATCACGCCGCCGATCCGGCGCCGTTGACCCTGGGGGGCGCTGGCCTTCTCGAAAAACTCGACCGGAACGTGAAAGCGAAAATCAGTCATGTGCAAGCCACCAAAAACAAAAAAGGGCGGATCGGCCGACCACCGGCACAATCCGCCCCTAACCGCGGCCAAAGCCGCCTACCGGGCGTCTACGCGCCAAACTGCGCGCTCGTCTTACTGCAGGCACAGACTAAGCGGGGCCCGCCAAAAGGTACAAGCCCTATTCAGCGCGTCGGTGTTGACGGCACAAAAAGGCGCTCGGTTGCGATCTCAATTCCCGGGTTTAGCTGGATCGGCACTTCAACTTGCTTGCCGCACCAGTGGCAAGCCGCGTGACATTTCCCCTCGGCGTCAAATACGTGCACGCCATCCGTGCGCAAGCGGATCACCGATCCCACACGCTGTAGCAGCCGGTTTTTGCAGTGCGGACAACGCACGCGTCAGCCTCGCCGCTTGCGCGCTTCCGCGCTATCCGCCAGGTTGGGTTGGGCTGTGACGCGTTTGCGCTGCAGCTCCTCGACGTGCGCCTTGTTTCGCTCCGCGTCTTTCGCGGGATAGGATCCGTGGTGCTTCGCCGGCACCACAATTTTGACCGACCGCGGGGCCGCCTCTGGGATCTGATAAATCGCCTTGTCGCGAAACCAATGGTCGATGTCGGTTTCGTCCTGTTGCATCGCCTCCAGCTCCTCGCGCGGCGTCGGTCGCCAACCAACTTGGCGCGCATACGGTTGCCGCGGCGCCGCGCCCACGGCGTAATTGGAGCCTGTGCCCAGGCTCGCGTTGCCGCGTTGCGCGTGCTCAGCCGCGGGCCCAAGGAGCGCCGCTGCGGCGCCGTCGCTACCGTGAAACGTGGCCTTGTTGAGCGGCACCACGAGCTTTAGGCGCGCCTTGCTCGGCAATGCGGCTTCAACGTCGGCAACCTCCGTGCCCTCGAGCCAACGTTGCAACTGATCGATCGTGACCTCGGACACTGCACCGAAAAAATCCGCCGGCGTATCGTAGTGCATCTCATACGCGTTGATCGCGCTGCGCTGGTCGGCGAACCCCACCATTACCTTGTCCTCGTCGTAGACACCGGTCGCGGGATTTTGCTGGTGAACGATCCACGCTCGAGGCGCCTCGGGGTTTGGGCCCAAAAACACGTCGACACCATCGCCATCGGCGCCCGTCGTGCGCTCCGCAAACCCGTACGCGCATTGCATGCGCGTCAGCCCTTCGCGGCCCTGGCTGTCGCGCCAGTGTCGGATCGAGCCCACCGGGTTTTCGATCCGCACCCGAATGCCCTGGTAATCGACCACGTCGGCGACCTCGAGCGCGCGGCGCAGATCCTCGCCGCGACGTACGCGCCAATAGGCTTCGCTCTTGCCGTACTCTTCGCCCAGCTCGCCGTCGGGAACCATTTGGCCATCCTCGTTGAACCCCCAGCCGTCAGGCACCCGGATCAATTGGCACTGGCAGTTATGCACGACCAAACCGTTCGCCGTGAACGAATGCGATCGTGTCGTCAGGTTGTAGACGACACCGCGATAAAAATCCGAACTGGCATTGACAATAGGATCAGGTTTTGCGATCCCAGCACAATGGCTAGCGTCTATGGTTCTTTTCGGCGCAAACTCGATATCGCCGTTATTGTAGATCTGCATTTCCACAAATTGTTGTCGATCCAAGAAATAGCCAGCAACCTCGGCGTCGCTCGCGGGACGATAGTAACGCGGTTGAAGCGGGCTAACCTCACTCCCAGAAATAAATCGGAGGCCATGCGCAACCGGATGCAGCGTTTGACCCCCGCTGCCCGCCGGCAAAATATCGCCGCCTTCCACGCCACTATCCGAGGCAAGCCCAAGCCCGCCCGCTTCATCTTGGCGAGCCTCCGCGCTCAAGTCGGTAAATTCAAATCGACCAACGAACGCTTGGTTTACGAGGCGATCTGCGCCCGTGGGTTGCTTCCACAAATCAACTGCCTGGTTGACAGGTTCTTGGTTGATCTCGCCTTCCCCGACATACGTTTGGCCGTCGAAGTGGATGGCGGTAATTGGCACACCACTCCGCGAAAATCCAAACGAGATTTTCGCAAAGCGCAAATCCTCCAACAACTCGGCTGGCACATTCACCGGATCCAAATTTGTCAAAAACCCAACCTCCCCGCCGAAATTGATCAAGTCGTCGCCTTGCACAAGTTTTTGTGCAACAACCCAACCCCGATCAGTGTCAAACGGGTGATTCGCCGTAGCTGTGACCGTCGCGCCTGATGCACACTTGATCGTCGTAATTTCGCCTGAATATAACGACACCCACGTATGGCTAATTGGTTCCCACGTACCCTCGCGCGACAATACCAACTCGCCCGGGCGTAAATCCTCAATCGCTTTTGCCCCCGTACTTGCCAAAACTTGAGTACCCGGCGGGAAACAGTGCGGGTGAAGCGGCGGCACTGTCGGCAGCCAGTCGCGCGCTTTGCGTCCAACGTTGGTCCCGTTCCCGTCCAAGTCTTCGAGCGCAAAAATAATTGGCTGCCCGTCACCGCCCAAATAAAGCCGCTGGCAATGCGGGCATGCGTCGGGCATCGTGCGCACGGCGACTCGGCCTTTACCGCCGTAGCGCTTGCCGTAATATTCCGCAACGCCGCGCTGCATGGCGAAATGGTTTTCGGTGTTGGCAATCCGCTGCCAATCGCGCGCCCAGTCTTTGGTCGCCCAACCCAGGTCGCTTTTTAGCTGTTTTACCGTCTCACGCTCGGCAATATTGCGCTCGGTTGCGGTCCTTATTTCATGCCGCATTTGCCGGCGCAAATTGGCGTCGGCTTCGATGAGTAGCGCGCCTGTGTCTTGAGCCACACGATTACCGAGACCCACGCAATAATCACCTGCGCGCTGGCGCGCAAACGCCATAGCGTCACGTTCAATTGACGTAAGGGGAATCGGATGTTTGCGCAGATAACGCTTGAACTCCTCATAACCCATTCCTGCAACTTGGGGGTTTTCAGCCGCGGCCAAGATCTGGCCGTAAATATACGCGTCGCCAACGGTATCGATCCGCACGTTGATCAACCCAAGCCGGCGCAACCGCGCCAATAAATCCGGCGCGAGCGCGTCAGGGCTAATCGTGTTGGCGATAAATGCCGCGTGGTAGTTTTCGACAATTTGCCGAATTTCGCGTAATTGTTCCGGTGTGAGCAGCATCGCGTTACCTCTTGGTACGTTGCGGATGGATCAGCGGGCGAAAGTCACATATCCCCAGCATGATCGGTTGCCCTAACGTAGGGCAAAACCCGAAATGGGTGAACGTCTCGAAAAGCCCCGCCTCGATGTGGCCATGAAATTCGAAAAATTCCAAATCCTCGTGGCATTTATGGCACCGGGGGCAGTCCTTTACGGTCTCTTTGATTGGCAGATCAGGCACGCTAATCCACCGATCGAAGCTTTCGCGCCAGGTCCAAAAGCTCATTTACGGCCATCCCAAACAACCGGCCGCCCTCTTCGTAGTCTGCCGGGCCGTAGCCATACGCCGCCAGCGCTTCCTGTACGCGCTCGTACGCCCAACCATCCGCGTCAGCGATCGGCTTGGTCCAATCGTAAAACTCATCCGCCCGCGCATCCTCGAGCAGGCCCACCGCGCTCGCGGCGCCCAGCGAGCGGACAAGCGCCTTGAATAGCTCGAGCTGCTTGGCTTCAGCTTCCTTGCGGGTGACCGCTCGACGCGTAACCGGCTTCTGTGTCGGTTGCGTTGGCGCCTCGAGCTTCGGTGCTTCCGGCTTCGGCGCCTCGGGCGCGGGTGGGCGCATGGCTTCCTCTACCGGCGCCACCTGGGTCGTGTACTGCAGCCGCCATCCCGCGGGCAGCCGATGCAGCATCAGCGAGCCGCCGGCCGTCGTCACAAGGTAGCGCGACTCGGCGCGCATCGCGCCCCCACCGAAATCCTTGGCGAGCTTACGCGCCTCGCCCTCGCTCACGTCCTGCCAGCTCGCGCCGATCGGATTGCCCTCGGCTTCCTGGTGCAGGAACCGCGCACGGTCGCGCAACGCAGGCGGGAAGTCGTCGATGTGCTGGCCGGCGGTCCGATGGTACTTCGCCGCTTCGTCCAGCTCGGTCTGCGAGTAGGTGCGCTCGCTTGTGTCGTACTTGTGCCGCGCTGGTTTCTCGGGCTTGGCTTCTGGCTTGGGCGCTTCCGGCTTAGCCTCCTCGGGCTTACGCGCCACCGCCTTGCGGCGCACAACCTTGGGCTCTTTCGTGGCCACGGTCTCCGGCGCGGGCTCGGGGTTGATCGTCGTCACCGTCACCTTTTCGCCCTCCGCATTTTCCGCGTGCTCGGTCTTGGGCTCCACCGTGCCGCTCGGATCGCGCCCCATGATTTGCGCGACAATATCGCTAATTTTGATGGGCGCCTCTTGCCACTTTTTCTCCTCTTCGGTCACCGGGCGACGTTCGTTAACCATCGCATGCAACCGATATTTCTTACGAATTAAATCGGTAATCGCCTGGTCCATGGAATTGCCGGCGATCGTAGTCCAATAAATATCAACCGCGTTTTTCTGGCCGATACGATGCGCCCGTGCTTCTGCCTGCGCGATGTCCGCCGCGGTCCACGGTAAATCGTTGAAAATAACCTTGTCAGCCGCGGTTAGCGTCACGCCTTCGCGCGCGCTTGGGATCGTCAAAATCATTACCCGTTGGGTCGTATCCTCTGGGCGCTTGTCCGCGTGAAACAGCTTTTTCGCCGCTTCGCGCTTCTCGAAACTCTCGTCGCCCGTGTGAATTACCGACAACTCGGGCCCAAGCTCCGCGTGCATCATACGGGCAGCCGCTTTCGACTCCGTGAAAATCAGCACGTTTGATTCAGAGCCTTCGATGATTTCTTTTGCGAACGCGACCGACGCAGGCGCTTTCGCCTGGGCTAACGCAAATTTGACCTTGCCGTATTCTTCGATTGATCGCTTGGTGAAGAAATCGACCCACTCTTGGGGATCCATATCTTCCTTCATTTCCTCCAATTCGACCTTTGCATCCTCAGCGGCTTTTTCGCCCAGCGCGATGGCTTCCGCCTCACTCTTACCGGCTTCGAGCGCATCAGCTTTCGCAAAATATTTCGCGTTACTGATAAATTTTGCCGGCGACGTGGTGAGGTCCGGCGCCTCGTCGACCTCCTGGTGAAGAATCGACGTGTTCTTTTCGGGAAGGTCTTTCAACACCTGCTTTTTACTGCGCTGCAAGTAAAATTCACGCATCTTTTTGACGGTGCCGCCAATCGTCGTGTGCTGGATCTCCTGCGCGTTGCCAAACAGACCCGGCCGCACCAACTGCACCTGCTCAAACAACTCCCCGCGCCGATTTTTGATTGCCGTGCCCGACAACAGGATCCGGTGTGCCGATTCCTTGGCCAAGCGCTTGATAGCTTGCGTCACCTTCGCCTTTGGATTTTTCATCCGGTGCGATTCGTCAACCACCAGCGTATCGAACCCCGCACCGTCAATGTACGGCATGAATTTTTCGATGCTCTCGTAATTGATCGATGCCAAATTCGCCGTATCAAGGCCAAGCCTCGTGCGCACCATTTTGCGCTTGTCCTCTTCGGTCGCACCCGGCATGTCCTTGTCGACCTGGCGCTTGATCTTGAGCAGCGCCGCAGAATCAAGCTCGATCGAATTGAACGAACCCGGGAAAAATCGATGGCTTTCCTCGATCCAATTACGCCGAACCATTTTCGGCACAACCGCGATCGCCCGCTTTTTCTCGGCGACCACGTAACCAAGGCACTGCGCCGTTTTGCCGAGGCCCATTTCGTCGCCAATCAACGCACGACCGTTGGTCTTCTGCAGGAAGCGCACGCCCTCATTTTGGTAGGGGTACAGCGTGATCCCTGGGGCCAGCTTGTCCACCAGCTCGGGCAGCGGCTTTTGCAACGTCGTCTGCCGCTCTTGCTCCTGGCGCTCGGCGTCCTCGAGGCCTTCGGTAACGATCTGCCAATGCGGCGCACGCTTGCGAATTTCCTCGATCGCCTGCTTGGCGACTTCCAAATCGAAAACGTAGCGCTCCCACGTGCCGCGCTCGATACCCTTGGGATCCCAAAAAACAATTCCCTTCAATATACCAGAATCGTTTTTGAAGACTTCCGCAACCGTCTTGTCGGCGCTCTGCCGGAATTCAAACGAGCCGTCCTCTGGGTGCCAACGCATGGCGACCACATCGCGCAGCTTGCCCTGGCGCAGCGCTTCAAACACGCCGTCGACCGGGGTTTTTCCCATCGCCTTCGCGCGCTCAAGCGCGCCCGTGGCCTGCTTCGCCGCTTCCTCTTTCGCCTTTTCTGGTGACTGCGACAAAATTTCGGGTAGCTCGCCAAACTCGGTATCGGCGGGTAGTGCCTCCGCAAGCGTCGTCAAAAACTTTGCTTGGTCTTTGATTTTGTCGAAATACTCGCGCTTGAGAACAAACACGCCATCGGTAAAAAACCAGCCTTGTGGCTTCAGAATATTGCGGTATAGGTGCTGCCAGGCGTCGGTCGGCAACCGACCCGACAACCGCATATTGAGCGATCCAAATTTCGGATGAATTTCGAAGCTCATCCGATAATCGCTCACGCGATCCGCACAGCCCGCGCGGTAATAATCCTCGCCACCGATCTGGCGCTTGTATTTCTTCAACATGGCGCGCATGGCGCGCACGTCGCCCACAATCGAGGGCCAGCGGTGCATATCGAACGTATTTAAACCAACATTATCTTTGGTGGTCGGATCCATCATTTGGTGCTGCGCCAGCGCCGTGCCTTCGCGGATCAACCACTCTTTCGCCTCTTCCTCGCCCCAACGCTCCCCGGGATCCTCGCTCGCCCGGGGCGGCGCGCTTGGCGCGGGTCCGTGCTCCCCGGGCTCTTTGGCTTCCGCGTACTCGTACTGCCATTCACCGTGCGGGCCACGCCAACGCCGAACGTACTTATGACCAGCGCGTTCCTCGCCCTCGGCCTTTTCCAGCTCGGCGTCGTCTTCGTCGTCGTCGACCTCCACGACATCATTGGCTAGCGCTTCGTCGCACGTGAGCATCTCTGCCAGCTCCGAGCCGTCGCCCGCGGACAGCCGCCCGGCTGCCTTGCGCAAGGCGTCGCGCTCGTCAAGCCAGTCGAGCGCCTTTTTCAGCGCATGCGTTTCCTTGATCGCACTGACCAAGCGCGAAATCGCGTCATTTATGCGATCGCGTTCTTCGTCCATAGGGTACGGGTGCCCAGCCCAAGGATCGTCCGGGTCTTTTTTCATAATGTCGCGGTACGCCATCGCAAAAAAAGCCGCGGCTGCTTGACCCGAGGCAACCCCAGTCCCGTCAACCAGGTAAGCATTTGACCGATCCTGTGTGGTCAATTGGTCCTCAGCCCACGCCTCAAAACAACGCGCAAACAATTCGGTCGGCCGCTCCCAGTATGGGGTTTTCGATGAAGCAGAGCTAAATTTTTTGCCCCAACCGCTGGTATTCATTTGGCGCGATCGCTCGAAATAACTCGATCGTTTCCAGCTATTGGATTCTTCCGATAGTGCGCGCCACTCGGCCCGCTCGCCCTGCGTCAGGTGCTCGTTTTTTGCCAACCGTCGATCCAAAACCATCATCCGCCGATATTTTTTGGCGGTTTCCAAATCCGCCCAATGGATTAAATCCATAACCTCGGTCATCGCGTCCCGCACTTGCGGGTGTATCTGTCCGTGCGACCCATTGGACAAAAACAACTCGGCTTGGGTCGACTCTGGGTTTGCGGCTTTTGCCAAAATACTGTCAAGCGCGTGGCCATACTCATGCGCTAAACAGCCACCGCCGGCAAATTTCGTCAAATTGATAATTTCGCCGTCGGATTCGTAATGCGCCGACCCACCCAAAAATCCGGTGCCGCGCCCACCAAACGAAATTGACAGGCGACCATTCAAGCTCACCGCCTCATCCGGCAACCCAACAATGTCGGCCAAATCGAAAAGCGCACCGTGCGCGGCCTTCAAGTGGGTAGCAGCGTCGTCGTCGGAAACCCAATCGCCAAATTGAACATTTTTCAACCGAAACGCTTTTGCCAGCTCTTTTTCGTCGGCCATTGGCACATCGCGTCCGCCCACACGTTCCACGCGACCGGTCATTTGCCGTTGCCAACGGAACCGCTTTAGTCGGCCCACCGCGCGCTGCTTGCCTTCAAGTAGCGCAAACATTTGGGTTTCTTGTTCGTTTGCCGCTACCTCTTCACGCTGCCATGCCCTAGCCTGCCGATAGGCGTCTTGTAGGCCTTTCGGCCCTGTTACTACACCATGCGGCGTAGCAACTGCCTTGACCATGCGCTCACCTAACGCCGATAGCTGCAGAGCGTATGGGTTTTCACGTAACTGCTCTAACTGCCGGCTCGTCGCGTTAAAACCCGCATATACGGTATACCCATGGCTTTGGTTTAACTCGATTTTTATATCGCGGCCCATTAAATCAGGCATCGCAATTTTCCAACCACGATAGCCATAATCATCGCCTGCCGCGTCGGCGTACTCGCTCCTAATTTCGCGAATAGCCCCGTCGCGCTTCGCCCATTCCTTCAACTGGCTATCGTTGTCAACCGCCGCCATCATCCGTTTTTCGATTATACGCGCCTTTGTCACACCTTCGGCGGTAAGCTCGGCACGTACCTTGCTCAGGATTTCAATACGTCGTGTGTACTGCTTGTTATGGATATCCTGTGCTTCTTTTTTTAACGCGGCATATTCGTCATATGTGATATTTAGAGGCATACCACGCCGTAACATTTCCGCATCACGCGCGCGAAATAGCGATTCCTCCGTAACGTTTTGTCTTACGGCTTTAAACCCCAAAACCAAATAATGCCATTCAGTCAAAAACGCTTCAAAATCTTCGTGGGTGCGTATGTGCTCATACGAACGCGCAAGAAAATCGATCCCATTCATATACAATTGTCGCGCCGCCAAACTGTCCGGCGGCTCAGGTGCGATCAACCGTTCAACTGCCGAACGCATCAAAATTGCCCCCGGCGACCAACCTTGCCCTAACAAATCCTCGGGCTCCCACGCTGGCAACAATTTCGATTTTTTGCAAAAACGCTTTTGCTGGATCGGCGTCAACGCCGCCAAATCGGACGCAGATCGCGGCTCAGCAAGATCGGCACGCGATCCGTAAACGTGCTCGCCGACCTCGACGTGCTTTCGGCGCGAGCCCTTGCCGCGCTTGCTCGGCTCCGCGGGCGCCTCCAGCGTCGGCAGGGCCGCGGGCTCGTCTGTCTCTTGTGGCGTGGCGTCGGTATCCACGTCGGGCTCGGCGTCGTGCGCCTCGGCGTTGGTGTCGGTGTGCAACGGCGTCGCCTCGATCGGCGTTTCTGGCGTCTCGGTCGTGGGCTCTTTGGTTGGTTCCTCCGGTACATGCTCGGCTTGCGCCGTAAACGAAAAGCCCAACTGTTGCGGCTCTTGCGGTTTCGACGCCGTTTTCGGCACTGGATCCGCGGCCACCGGTTCGGCGTACTGTTCGACGATTTGCACCTCGAGCGCTTGGCGCGTCATCCGCTCCCACTGGTACAGGTGCATCGGCGTGCCGCGCTTGGTCTCCGCCGTCGTCTTCTGCTCCGCCTTCACCCGCTCGAGCAGCTCCCCGAGGTACCACGGCGGGCGCTCAGATAGGTCAGCCACGATTTGGCCCTCGTCGGCCTTTGGAACGCTCCGCAGCTCAACCTCGGGTTGGGACGTGGGCTTGGCTTGCTGCGCCTCACCCTGGGCCAGCGAGGGCGTGTCCTCGGCGTACTCGTAGTGCCACTCGCCGCCTTTGCCCCGCCACCGCTTGAGGTACTTGTGCCCGGGCCGCTCGAGGCCTTCACCGCCGGCCTTCTCCAAGCCGTCCTCGTCCTCGCCATCCTCGAACGCCTTGCGCAAGCCACCGCCCGCATGGGCAACTACCTCGAAGGTCGCACGCGCCCATTCAGGCAACGATCGCGGGCCTTTGGTCACGTATTTTGAAAATACTTCAGCAAAATACTCGCTCGCGTTATTCCCGCCATAAAACGAAACAAATGGCGAAACCATCGGATGGTCCACCATATTTTCGAAAAACTCCTCTACCCAATGGCGTGGAACCGTATGCGTCGCAAATTCGAACGAATCAAAATTATCCGCGACCTGTTCAGCACCATAAACACCGCTCGCCCGTAAACGCGCCTGCATTGCAGGAACATTTATTTCGTCTGCGTCAGGATCAATAACTGCGTCGCGCAGAGCATGAATTTCTGAAGCGTTCAGTTTCGTACTACGATTAGCGATTTCTGTTACCCAAATCTCACGCGCGTGAGCAGGCAAATTACGATAATAAAATCGGTGCCCCACCTCGTGCGCTAAAACCCCCGTAGTTACCGGGCCGCGACAGTTACTAAACGCGGCCGTGTGCAGCATTATCTCACCGCTTTTTTCCTGACCTTCGCCTTTGACACTAACAACATGGTATTGACCCGCCGCACCGTATTTAGACAGCGGATTGAATTTGATTTTTCTACCGCGTAAATGAATCGTAAGATCCTTTACCGCCCCAGAGAAACCGGCTTTATTTACCGCGTCAAGCTCACGCCGAATTTGCGCCAGACTGTCCGAAACTGGCCTAATTTTTTCGTCCAAGCTCGCCGACCGGTGTACTACTACTTTCACATCCCCCGCGCGCGTCTGCTCTATGGGCGCATCGATTATTTCTAGCTCATGCTCAGCATTAGCCATTTGGGTGGCCCGGTAATCCACCAAGGCCAAGCTTAGCCAGTCCTGCATTTCAGCGATTTTTTTATTCGCATGAGCCGCTAGACGCTTTTTCGTCTCAGGGGCATCGACTTGCACGATTTTGGTGTACCACTGTTGAAGCGCGTTTGGCTTTTCCTCCCTGTGGATCATGTACCAGCCATCATATAAATCGCTCATAATGGCTCGCGCTTTTTCCAATTCCTCACGCGCCTTTTCAGCGGTTAATTTTCCCGGGTGATCCTCCTCATGCGTTGCTTGGCGGGTTTCCTCGTTAATTACATTACCAAGCGCGTCGAACCACTCTTTCGCAGACTTGAAGCGGTTATGCAGAATATCGCGATCCCGCTTCCAATCATAATCCGGGCTTTTTACAGCCGAAATCAACTCGCGTAACTCAGTTACCGCGTGCCCAACCACCTCCTGCAAAACACCCCATTGCACGTGGCCAGGCATCAACTTGTGTGGGTCGTAAATCCGCCTGATTTTGTCATCCCGTGCTAGGATTTTGTCGAGCTGCTTTTTCTCCAAACCCTGGTAACGCGCATCCATTGCTTGGCGAGCAATTTCGTTAAACTGCTGGTAATGCGTGCGCGCAAACGCCTGGTGCAGAAACCCCTCGCTTACCTGCAGCTCGTGGCCTGTCTCGTCGTGGCGCACGGTCAGCATGCGCTCGCCGTTGGGCGCCTTTGATTCACCCAGGACCTCAAAATGGCCCATTTTCCCCTTGTGCTCGACGCGCACCTTGTCGCCGACTTTGTACGCCGCCGTGGTGTTGTCATGCGTCAGATCGTAAGCGTAGGCGTATTTCGGGGGCGGGCTCGAATTGTTCCAACGACGCAGGTATTTGTGGCCAGCGCCTTTTTCGAGAAAATCGCTCGCCAGCAAACTGTCGAGCCAAACCTCTTCCTCACCCAAATCCGCGTCAAGGCTTTTGACCGCAAAATCCAGCGAAGTCGAATGGCCGCGGTCCGATAATACGGCCTCAATTTCGCGCGTCATCAAGCCCATTAACCGGGTGTATTCATCCTGCGCGATCGCCGCCATCTCCCGCATTGCGGGGTATTTCAGCGTGTGTTCTTTTTTCGGCAATGCCTTGTAAAGCGCATCCGCGAGATCCGGCGCCTCGGCCTGCAGCCGAAACGACAACGTTTCAACAAATCGCGTGGATTTTTCAGTCAATTCGCCGGGCTTCGCTTCGATACGAATACGCATTGCCTTGTCCTTTTACGTTTTGCCGCTGCGCCGCTGCTCAAATTACGCCGTGGGATCGCCCCAAACAACGTACAGGCCGATCAGCGCGTCCGTGGTGCTGGTGTTCTGCACCTCCACACCGGTCAGCGGGCCTTCGAAAAACAGCTTGGCCGCAGCCGCTTCGGGCGCGGGCTCGAGCGGGATTGACTGCACGCCGCCGTTTAGGCGCACCAGGCACACGGCGTTGACCTCGAGATACAGCCCGCGCACGTCGGCCACGTCGCCAAACGTCAGCGTTTCAATCGCGCTCGGCTCAACCGCGAGCATCGATCCGGCGGATTTTTCCAGCGAGTCAATTACGACTTGATCCGAAACCTCGTCGGACCAATATAATTTTCGCTGGCCTTCGGTATCGCGGGAAATTTGAAGAGTGACAACGTGCTTGACTCGGATCGCCATAAAACCTCCTGCGTTTTACAGCAGAAGGTCTAACACGATCCGTTCTTCGCGGCGAAGACCAGGCGTTGAGTGTCGCGACTTGCGCAGCGACTTCGCGGTTGATTCCGGGCTGCCGCCTTCGTTGCGCGCGGCGCGCGCTTGCTCTTGCTTGGCGGCGTCCGCCTCGGCGTTAGGCCCCGTCGCCCCGCCCTCGGGTGAGCCGCCTTCGCCGCCCTCACCGAACAACTGCGCCAGCTCGTCCTGGGACATACCGCCCGGCGAGGGCTCTGCGCTCGGCTCCTTGGGACCACCGCCCGGGCCGCCCGGAGGCCCGCCTGGACCGCCCGGCCCTTGGGGTTGGGCCGCGGCTTCCTTCGCCTGCGAGAACTGCAGCCACGTGGGATCCAAAATCACCTCGCCCTTGCCGTCGGGCAGGGGCGGCAAATCATCCTCGGCGCGAATTTCATCGACCGTTTTAATCGCTTTGACCTGCTTGATCGCAAGGTCCGCCGCCTGCTCAGGGCTTCGCGCGTCAAGGCCGACAAATTCGAATTCGAACGATTCGTTGATCGGCCAAATGATAAACTGGTTGATAATATCAGCCAAAAATCGGAGCATCGGGCGCAAGCCACGCTCTTTGCTTTCCGTGATTTTTTCTTTGTTGCTGGCTTCGGTCAGGCCAGATTTTTGACCGACATTGCCGTATTTGAAATTTACCTCAACCGGATCGATCTGGTACATGCTGCAGGCGACTTTGATTTGAAAATCGATCCAGGCGTTATATTCCATATCGCGGTTTGTGGTGTGCATCGGCACCCACTGCACATCGTCCGCGTTCGTAATCGGGGTTTTCCAGGCATTTTCAATGCCGCTTAGCATTTGGTACCAAAACCGACGAAATTGTTTCATTTGCTTGTCGGGAATGGTGCCTTTGAAATTCAGCAGGCCCTTGTGCACCGAGCCTTGCCGAAACGCCATCATGTTGTACTCGAAACCCCACAGCAACGCGGTGATCGTCGACACGAGCATTTCTAGTTCGCTCACGCCGTACCCATACGCGCGTAAATCGCTGCGCGGATTTCGCACACCAAACGCCAGCTCGCCGAGGGCGTACTCAGCAACGATCATCCCGTCGTAAACCTGCACCTGGCGGATCGTTTTCAGGTCGTCATCAGGCACATAATTACGGGCCGTATCTGCGAGCCGAATTGTGGCCGCGTCGACCGCGTACCACTCGCACGGCCGACCTTTTTTATCCGGCACTATTTCAATCGCTAGCTGGTCGTAAACGTACGAATCCCAGATCACCTTGCGCAGCAATTTTTCGAACGTGTCACGCCCGCGCGGGCTTTCGGTAACGCCTGTGCGTTGGATTAGCGCGCTCATTTGCTCAATCCAGCGCACCTCAGCCTTGGACGGCTGCTTGCGCGGATCTCGCGTCTGAATGCGGAAACCCAACCCGTAACGATCGCGTTGCGGCTTCGAAAAGCTTGCGACTTGATTGATACGGGTTTGAATAATCGCCTGCACGATCGGCATTCTCCAAACCATCGCGCGTAGCGTCGCGTACGATATTTGACTGGGCCTTTCCTTGTAGCCCATCGCCGAAATTATCGAAAATGGATCCCAAAATAGGGCCTTGGGATCGTCGGGCGAATTATCCTGCGGTACCGGATGACTTTCCGCCGTGTCCTCGTCAGTGCCACCGGGGGACGTTTCTGGCCCCTCGTCGACATCGTATTTGCCCGCGGGGTAGGCCTTGGCGAAACCCGCGAGCGCACCGCCCGCGGCGCCCAACGCCGCCACGCCCAAGTCAGCAAGTCGATCGCGGATTCCCATGTAGTTGCCCCTTACCGCCGGCGCGGGCTCAAACGCGTGTGTTGCCCGGGCCGTAGGTTGATCCCTTCCGGCACGAAACGATGCTCGGCGCCAACACCGCCGGCGCCGCAATGCGGGCATTGCGTCAACATCGCCGGATAGGAGCCGTCGCACCCGCCTGCGTGTTGGCTTTTGCACAACGTGCGATAGCCCATCATCGGCGTTGGCCGCGTCAACGTCGGCGAGCCGCCGGTGTAGAACGCGTCGCCCTTGGCTAACTCGGCCGCTTGCTCGTCAATCGAGCGCTGCTGGCTACGCACCAGGTCGTCGCGCCGACCCTCGAGCGCGCGCCGCATGATCGCGCGCTGGCGCCCAAACACCTCGAGGCCCGCACCACCGGCCATCGATTTGCGCGCGGCAAGGATCTGCCAGTCGTCGGGGCTCAAAGCGTCGGTTGCCTGTTGGGCGCCCTCGGTCGCAGTCGGCACGCCTACGGGCCCGCGGGCCGTAGTACCGCGGCCTGGGTCCGAATCGTGGCCAGCCCAAGACTGTTTGCCGAGGCCCACCAACGCGGCGCCCTGGCGCGCGTCCTCGTCCAGCTCGTCATCCTCTTTGCAGCTCGGTAGGCCGGTCGGGCGCCCCTGCTTGTCGAAACCATCCGACGCGCCGCTGTCATGGCCAGCCCACGACAACTTGCCAAGGCCGTCCAAGTCGGCGCCCTCGCCGTTGAGCCTGGCTTCGATCGGCGTACAGCAATCCGCTTTTGCGAGCCATTTTTCGAGATCGTTCACGGGCTTCATTCCTTTCTTGAATAGGGACAATTGCTCGGGTTTTTTCGGCTTCTGCCGTTCTTTTTCGGCAGCGCGGGCCGCTGCGTCGGCTTGCTCTAGCTTTGCGTGAATTTCATCGCGCTTTTTGACGTGCTCGGCGGCTTTAGCCTCGTGCGCGTCCGCCTCCTCATGCGCTGCGACCGCTTGTGGCGTTGCGGTTTTTTTCTTTTGGTACAACTTTGTACCATGATTACGTAATTCAGTCGCTAAAACCGAATGCGCACTGATAACGTCGTCGTGCGCCAGCGCGTGCTTTTGCGAATTTGGCGCTTGTTTTTCTTGCTCCGCCAAATCCTTTTGCACCGCGGCAAGCTTGGTCCGTGCGTCCACTACCTTAGCCGGCTCGGCAACAGCCTTTGGTTCTTTTGGCTCTTTTGACTCTTTCGGCTTTTTTTCCGCTTTGGGCTTTTCCGGCTTCGCGCCAATATCTTTGCCCCACTTTTCCTCAATATCGCTCATTTTGCCGTTGGCGTCACCGCGCTTAAATTTAAGATTTGTAATCTTTTTCGAGCGCTCCTCATACGGCATTTCCTTATCTGCCTGTAGCGCCTCAATTTGCTTGTCGAGGCGCTTCACCGTCTGTTGTAGTTTCTGGTGGCGCTCTGCCGCGTCGCCGCGCTCTTTCGAGGTTTTTGCTTGCGCCTCTTCCTCGCGCAAACGCTTTCCGCGTTGCACATCTTCCCGCCGCGCAAAAAAGCGCCCTAATTCGCTTTTTATTTCAGACGGGAAATTTTCCTTTTGCGCCATGTCGGCAAAATGATCAATTTCGTTTGCTGTGAACGGCCCCGGGTAGGCACCTTCCGACAACGCGGCACCCAGCGTTGTCCCGCGATCGCCATACAGGCTATTGCTCGCCCAGCGCTCTAGCGCTGGTTTGAATTTCTGAATTTCATCGCGCGACAATTCTTTGAGCTTGCCTTCCATATGGCGCGCACTACGATTTGACAGCATATAATCGAGCGCCTTGCCGTGCGTGGCCCCTGGCGATGGCCCAATTTCAGCAATCATCGAATCAAGCTTTTCTTGGGGAATATGATCCAAGCGGTAGTGCACATCCGCCCCCGCCATCCCCGATCCGTGCGTTTGGTTGATCGCGTCGACGTGCTCCTGCGTCGACGCGTGCGCCACCTGGTGCACGGCCTCTTTATCGTCGCCCCATGGGATCTTGTGGTTCGCATCGGCCCACTTGCCGCCCCGGGGGCCGATGAACGGACCGCCGGCTTTGCGCAACCAATCGATCAAATCCGGCGCGTGGCTCTTGCGAACCTTCGCGCCCGCGATCCGGTACATCGCCTCTTCGAAGTCGTCGACCTCGACACCCAGGCGCTCGGCAGCCGCGTGCACCTCGGAATCCTCCGGGTGCGGGTTGCGCTCGAGCAGCTTGCGGGCCGCGCCCTCGAGCTTGGCTTCGGCGCCACCCTCGCCTGCCTCTTCCGGGGCCTTGCGGAGCCAATCGCCCAAGTCGGCCGCGTGGCTTTTCTTCGCGTCCTCGTCCTGGTCTTCGTCGGGCTTGTCCCCGAGGCGCTTGGGCAATTTCTTGCCCTTCGTCTCTTTTTCCCACTTTGCTACGGTTTTTGGCGACATTTCGCCGCGGCTCATCTTTGCGTGAAACAGGGCTCTTTGGGCCTGGCTTTGGAATGGCATAGGTTCACCTCAGAGGGCCAATCTACCCAAACACCCCCGTCGCGTCGATACGTTCCCGCCTTACCGTCTCAGCGCGAGGCCGAACGCCATTTACCTGCTAATTTTTGCTTGACAAAACCTACCGACTTCAGTACATTAAAAATGAAAGGAAACGGAACCCACATGATCACCAGCAACCCTTTTATGTTTGGATTCAGCCCCGGCCACCTCGGCGAAAAAGCGCGAAAAATCATCCGCGCTTTGGATCCCGAAATTGACTTGATCAACGGATACGACAGGGGCGGTACGCCGCAGAACGGCAGCCCGATCCACTGGTTCACGGCCCCCAACCTGGGCGAGCCCTTCAACTCCAACGTCGCGCAAACGGTGCGCGACGCCATCGCCCAAGCCGGCGGCTGCTTCAAGCGCGGCCACAACCCTCGGTAACCCCCATGCGCCGACCATTCATCACCTCCCCCAAGTCCAAAGCAAACGCGCGACTGCCCGGCCTACCCGAGGCCGAGCGCTGCGTGGTTTGCGCTCGACCCATCGCAGACCCAAGCCGCGCGGCTTGGGTCCGTCTGCTCACCACAGGCGAGCTTGCCGATCGCGCCGAAATAGTCGACGCAGCCGACGATCGAGGGTTTTTTCCCGTCGGCCCGGAATGCGCACGCAAGCTCCCCAAGGCTTTCCATTTCGCAAACGAGATTTTTAAATGAGCGCCGCGCCGTTGATTCAGATCGCCGAATTTCGCGGAACGCACCGCACGACGGTTGTGTTCCGCGCCCACCCTCACCCGACCCACTATTTTTACTTGGTCGGAATTCTCGGCGCTGCCGAAAAAGACCTGGTGCGCTTCCGCACCAAACCCTTGGCCTTAGCGTACGCCCAAGATTGGGCGAATGGTGACCCATGAAGCAAAAAACCTGGGCCGAAATACGAGCCCACAGCCTTAATTTTTTGCGAAAACAACTGCGCGCCGCGCTCGATAAATATGACTGGAATTTAACGGCGACGGCGAAAGCACTCCGAGTGCCAATATCGACACTACAGAGTTTAATCCTATCGCACGACGTAAAAGCTGAATACGCGATCCGCGCGCACAAGCCCGGCCGGCCGAAAAAGGCAAAACCCGATGCTTGATCTCTGCCCGGTGTGCGGAAATTTAACGGCCGACTGGGCCGTAATCGACACGGTCGGCAATATGTGCTGCGTGCGCTGCTACGACGCCACGCTGGCCGCCGTGCAGCAACTCGAAGTCGACGCGCGCAAAAATGCGCTTGTCAGAACCACCAAGGCCAAAACGTCAAAATCCCGAAAGGGAAAAACATGACCATCACCCGACAAAACCCCGTTCTTTCCCCGCAAGCTCGATCGTCCGCGCACGCCGCGCGGGAGATCTTTGCCACGGCCGCGGCGCGCTACTGCGCCGCGGAAGTCAGCTCACCCGAGGCCGAGGTATTCACCACCGAGCTAACGAGCATACAAGCTCGTTGGGCTCGAGCCCTGATCGCGGAAAGCACCGCGATCGAACCCAACACCCCCGCTTGGCGGGCCGTGGGTCGCGGTTACCTCAGCCTCATCGAGGCCGGTGTTGACCTGGCGTCCTTCGGCTCGTGCCGTCGGCGGGCCAACGACCTCGGCGGCGCGATCTGGCGCCCCGTCGAGGCCGCCGTGCGTGCCGAACTGCTACGCCGCCATGCGCACGCGGGCCGGTGCGCTCGGCTCGGCTATTGGGTTGAGCCCGGTAACCCCACAGACCGGACCGCGGCCGACCACCAGGCCCTTGTCGAAATGGCCTGGCCCTTCACCTGGCATGCCGTTGCCCGCTGCGAGGCCGCCTTGGCGACGCAGACCCCCGAGGCCTGGGGCTTGGCTGGCCAGGCGATCCGGGCCGCCATCCGCAACGAATGGGCGATCGACGTGTTCGCCCAGCAAGCCGAACGAGCAGCCGAGGCCGCGAAGGCCGAGGCCGACCCGTACTGCGATATTTGCGGCGGGTACGGTGTCATGGATCTTGCGGAACAAGACGGCCCGGACTGTGATAGGTCGCTCAGCGGTTTTTCGCCGTGCACGTGCCGCAGCGCTCAATAAACCCCGAATTTTCCTCGTATTTTCCCCACCCAAATTATTTTTGATTTTCGTGCATTTTTCCCTTGCGTAATCTTACGGCCGTCCGTATAATAGAAGTCAGAAAGGGAAAACGCACATGAACACCAACACCAAAACATTCTTCGTAAAAACCGCAGACGGGACCGAAATCGGCGCTTTCGAGAACTTCCGCGAAGCGCTCGATAAATGCCTCGCCATCGCCGAACGCCAAGCCGGCAGCGACGTGGAAGTTTCCACGTTCGTCAACGGCGGCGATCCCACGGTCGACCCCTGCGACCAATGGGAAGCAGGCGCGGGCCCCGCCGACGACACGTGCGCCGATTGGCCGCACGTATATCGCCGCTAAATACCCGCGACATAGCGCCAAGGCCCGGCAACGCAAGCGGGCTTTTGGCAATGAAAGGGAACGAACATGACAGACTTTCAAAAAATCACCGACGATATCACCCTCAAAAACGACAACGGTCTATTTTTCATCCTCATCCCCGCAGACGAGGATTTCGACATGCCCGACGACGAAATGCTGCGCCTCATCGCACAACATTTGCGGCTTGATCCTAGCGACGTTACCCTGGTCGATGGCTTGCACGCTTGGCAGCGCGTAAGCGACGGCGGCGACGGCGGCGACGCCGACGATCAAATCATGGCCGAAATCGCCATTGAGCCAGAAACCCTCACCGCGATCGCCGAACAAATAGCGGCAGACTGCGCTGCCGCGTATATCGAAGAATTCGGCGCCGATCCCGACGTTGGTGATTGGGACGGCGAAGCCTACAACATCAGCACAGGCAAGCTTGGCCCCCTCGAAGATCACGCCTTTTTCGGCGAAGAGGGTTGGGCGATTTTTCTCAAAAAATTTCACGGGATCATCGCCGATCTAGGCCGCTGCCAATGCGGCTGCGATTGCGAGGCCTGGGCCACGCATCGCGACGAGGGCGTTGCCCTCTGCGACGCCTGCGGCGATTACCACTACGACGCAGACGGCACGTGCGTGTGCTCGCGCCAAACCGACGGGTGGGAAAAATGCCCCACCTGCGGGCAGCCGCTCGACTGGTGCCACGACAACAACAACGCCGAAAATGCTGACTGCGATTGCGGCGGATGGCGCCGCGAAGAACATGGCCCGGGTAATTGGGTCGTGGTTCACAGCCCCAACGACGACACCAACAAAAAGTGGCACGCCCTTTATTGCGCCTATCATGGCGGCGGCGATTGCACTTGCGGCCTCACTCCTTGCGAAGATTGACACGACGCACCCTGGGCCGCGGGATAATCCCGCGGCCCATTTTCTTCGAAAGGGAACGAACATGCTGAAAAAAGATGTACGTGTAGGCGGCGAATTGGTACGAAATTTGGTGCCAAGTCATGCCTTGGTGGGCACATTTCACTTGCACGGATATGTGCGGCACCTTCGCGGACACAATGGACACCCACCTGCATTACATCGACCCGCCGAAAGCCAAGAAAGGAAAAACCCCGTGATCAAAATCTTAAATCTCACGCTCACCCCCGGCACGCCCGCGCAATTCGACGCTGGTCTAGTCGACCTCCCGGCCGACACCCGCGGCGACATCGCCCAAATCCTGTATTTTCAGGATTTCCCCGAGCTTTCCGAAATCAAACAACGGGCCGAATATATCGCCGACATCGCCCGCGACGCAGGCGCCGCTACTGCGCTACTCGACGGTCCAGCGTGGATGCTTTCCGCCCTCGAGGTGGCCTTGCGCGAGCGCGGCATCACACCCCTTTACGGTTGGGGCTCGCGCTTCGTCATGCCCCCGCTACCGACGATCGCCAGCAAATAGGCCCCGCGCTATTGCTCGCCAGCAAGCGCTCGGCAAAAGTGGCCTTTGGCGCACAACCTACCGGAGGCCACGTTGCCAAGCACCAAACCCAAAATCACTGCCGACACGATCGCCACCCCACTGCGCGAAGCTCTGTTTGGGCTCGCTCGCCTCGCCGGCGACTTGCCCGGGCCAAAGCCGCACGCGCAACGAGGCGCGCTGCAGGTCGCTGCCGACCTCCGCGCCGCTGCCGCGGTCCTCGAGGCCGTAGCCTCGGGCGCACGGGTTGCGCCGCAGTTTTCGCCGCCGTCTGTTTTGGATCTGACCGATGAGATTTGGGCCGCTCGCGAGCCCTCGCCCGGGCGCATGCTGCGTTAGCCAACCGCGGCGCCCCACCACAACACCAGGTTTCGCGGGCTCGCTTGCGCGAACCAACAAAAGAGAGACTGACAGGGCGCCGCGGGCCCAACCACTGGGCCCCGACATCTTCTCCCAACACGGCGCATCGAAGCAACAGGGCGCGGCAGTGTTCTTCCGCAAAGCGATAACGGCTCGGGGGCCGCGCCCTGACTCGCACCACGCGAGCAGCCACAACGTAGCAGTGCTCGCGCTTCGAAGAAAGTGGGGCGGCTCGGTCGCAACGATCTGCGAGAAGCTAAGGATCTAAGGCCCCACCCCCGGACCATCCGGGGGCACAAACCTACCACGCCCCCCAGGCCTGCGCTACGCTCCCGCTTTCACCCCCACAGGAGCTTTTCGCATGTCCGAAATCACTGTCACCGCAGCCGGCCGCGAAGCCGTCGAAAACCTCACCGGCGGCTTGATCCGCCCGGCACTCCGCTACACCCGGCGACGCGTTGCCCTCGGCGCCAAGACCGCCTACCAACCCGGCCCCGACGACTCGGGCGCCCTAATCCAGGCGCTCACCACGTCGACCATCATCACGTTGCCGCTCGCCGCCGACTTTCCCGGTTACGAAATCTGCGTTCAGAACGTCGGCGGCGCGATCGCAACCGTTATCCGTCCGCAGCTCACCGACGCGATCCAAGGCACTGTCGGCGCCGTCACCGCCAGCGGCGCCGCGGGAGCCGACTGGGGCAACCCCGACGCCACGGCCGTAATCGGCGATTACGTGCGGCTCGTCAGCGATGGCGACACCGACTGGTGGATCGTCGGCGGCGTAGGGATCTGGGAATCCGGTACCTAAGCCCCGCCAAGCCCCGCTTTACCCTCCCCCGCTACCCAAACCCTCACCCGCTCCGCAAACGGCTGGCGTGGCCCTTCCCGGCCGATTTTGGCACCCTGGCGTCGTAACCTTTCCCCCTTGTGGAGTGACACGCCATGGCTACGCCATTCGAAACCTACATTCAGACCGAGCTACCCTTGCGATCATCGACCTTATTGCCTGCCCAATGTGGTGGGTACGACGCCGACCCGAACCTGGGCGGCGCGCCTTCGATTTTGCAGAACGCGCCCGTCGGCACGTTTTATTGGGAAGAAACCGCGGCAAAATTCTGGCGCAAAAAAGGTGGGCCTGGCGAATGGAGCGAAGAGGGCGGGGGCGGTGGGGGCGGAGGCGTCACCCAGTACGCGACCGAAATTGCGCTGCTCGCCGCGGCACCAGCCGCGGGCACGATCGGCTACGCGCAAGACTCCGGGCGGTATTGGTTCCGCGGGCCCACGGCGTGGGCGCCCAAAGCAAACCTGACCGTACAAATTGGCGCATTGGCTTTCCCGATCGACTACGCGACCGGGACCGATCCCGTTGCCGGCACAGTTTTTTGCCGACAAGCCGATATCGACGCTTATTTGCTCACCAAAGGAATTACCTATTTCAAGACGATAATCGGCTGCTTCCGCTGTCTACCCGATATCGTTACGACGTATTGCTATTTCTACCTGCAACCCGGCGTGCATCGGCCTTTGCCGATAACCGATCAATACCAGTTCGGATCGGCCTTCCCGTTTTTCCCGGTCAACAACGCCCTCATCGGCGCAACTCGCTACCCGCTAATTTTTCAAGAATCCGCGCGACTTATTATCTCGCCGCCATCATTCCTAGACGCCTCCGCGTGGGAAACGATCTCAGCCGCGCAAGCCTGCACCGGCGCGTCAAATAGCGGATCACCTGGTCAGGAATCATACCTTGATTTTGCTGGCGCCACGTTCACACCTGGTGCACTCAAAGGTTATTTCGTCCGCATCCCTACGGCCACGCCGCAATACATCACCATACGCGACAATACCGCAACCCGAATTGCCCTAAATTCGAACTACTCAGGCACACCCACGGGCCTAAATATCTCCGTCGTAAGCCCGGCCACAATTATCCGTAATTCGTTCGACGATATCGCCGTTGCGTATGCCAATGCGACAATGTTCAGCTTTTCATCGGAAGGCTGGGCCGATCCCGGTATCGTAACTCGTGTGGTTTTCGACTCCATACGCATCGATCAATACGCCGCAAATACCAGCGCACCCGGCACCTTCGCCCTACAGGGCCCGCTACGCATAAGCCTATCGCGCACCCTGTTCGATCACGCGCGACTACGGAATTCAGGCCTAGTTAATTCCGCCGGCACCATACTATTTACTCAAGGGAATACCGACCGACAAACGAACCTCAGCCTAACGCAATGCTCACTTCGTGGTAACCGCCTGGCTACCGTCCCCGCTAGCGGCTCGGTCGTCTTCAAGATCGCACTATCTCCACAAAAAATGGCGTTTGACGTGGGCTCGATTCAACTCGCGCAAAGTTACCTCGGGGGTTGTAGCGGCTCTGGCGCTCCAATTGACGTAGCAAACTGCTACATAACCGCTTTCAGCACTATGTTTGATGATTTTAACGGCCCATTCTGCACTTTCGGATATTGCTGGGTCAGTTTCTCAACGCAAACACCGCGCAATTTCTTTCGAGGCGGCGTTACCTGCGTATCGATACTCGGCCGCTTGGCGTTTAATGCGGTCTTCGAGTCAATCACAGGCTCACTACTAACGGTAACGTCTGCAGACGGCAGCACTAGCGATATTTTCCTGGGGTATTCGGCCAACGGTCCCGGGGGCGGCGCCAATACTGGGCGCCACTTAAATTTCAGCAATAACGCCCGTATTACCATCGGCCCGAATTGGGCCGCAACCGCTTCGAATTTGCCCGAAATTGCCAACAGCGCGGGCAACGGATTTTCGCTTGCCGATCTTCGAGCAAAGTGGGAAGTTTATACGCAAATTCAAGCGACCCTAGCACCCGCGGTAACAGTGCTCGCCATCAGCGACGCAGTATCAACCGCCGTCGATAAAACGTGTTACCTCCGTTACACTAACGCCACCAAATTATTGCAATTTCGGCACTTTAGCGATGCCAGTTACGGGGCTAACGTCGACGTGACAGCCGGCGGCGTATTTATGCTAAAAAGCCTTACCGCGTCCTACTGGTGCGTTATCGCCGTAAACGCAGCATCGTTACCAGGCGCCGACGCGACCGAAACTTTCCGCGTCCAACCCGCTGGCGTGCGTGCGCACGACCACGTAACCCTTTACGCAGGAGCTTGATTTATGGATTGCTTTGACACGCTCGAAATTGACGCAGCACCCGGCACAAAACTAAGCCGCGCCGAATGGGGCGGCGCTTGGTGGATCGTGGCACCCGTCGACCGCACTTCGCGGCAGACCTTCGACGCCACGCTCCTACACTCGGCCGACTTCACACGCCCTTGGCCCGATCCGTATTGGGATACGGCGCAATGCGACTGGGAAATTATTTCGTAATTCGGCGTACTACAGCCCGGCGCATGACCTGCTCACGACCGCCCGCGGCAACCAAGCGACCGCGAGCCAACGCCACGTAAACGTGCTCGCGCTCCACCCCGACAAACCGCGCACCCTCGGCGAGCGCGGCAACGCCCGTCGAGCCCGAGCCCGTGAACGGATCCAGCACCAGCTCGCCAGGCGCCACGACCAGCCGCACAAGCCAGCGCATCAGGTCGACCGGCTTTACCGTTGGGTGGGTGTTCTCGGCATGCGCAGCACCTCGGACCTTCGCGCACCAAAAGAACCGCGACGCCCCCGGCACCTGGCTTTCGAGCATCGCCGCCGCGGCCTCGTCGAGCACAACGTTTGCCGGCCAACGCCCGGCGGCGTTAATCGTCTGCGCCGTTCGACCCCCGCCGTAAATCTTCGTCGGCCCATGCGTGTTATGTGGATTTTTCCCCGGATTCTTTTGTTGGGTTTTCAGCAGATCCGCGGCGTCAACGTAGGGAATGCGGCAGACCTCGGCGCGCAAACCTGGGAAGCGCCCGCGGCTATCTTTGCGTTGCGCCCAAATAATCGGCTCCCACGCAGGTTTGAGCGAGCCCGCGCTTTTCGGCCAACCCTGACCATAAAGCCAGGCCAACGTGTCGCGTATTTCCCAGCCGGCGGCCTCGATCGCGCACGCAAGCCGATGCCACGTGCGTGCGCCACCGAACGCCAATAAATGCGCCCCCGGCTTGGCCGCATGCAAACAACTGCACCAAAAATCAGACGAAAAAGCCGTGTTTGTGGACGGGTCATCCCACGGCGTGCGCAAGCCCAGCCCGTACGGCGGATCGGTCACCACAGCGTCGACGCTACCGGGCGCCAGGCCAGGCACGGCCACAGCGCTATCACCACAAATCAGCGAAAAGGTGTTCATAGACGCATCGGCATAATTACCGAAAACCCGTCGGCGTGATCATGCGTCAGCAACGCGGGCGAAAAGTCGTCGGTCACTTGAAAAATTACGCCCGTCGCACCTTGCGCGATCGCAGCTTCGGCAGCTTCCCGCAAATACTTCGAATTTAGTTGAATTACCTTTTTCGCTTCAAATAACGCAGGCGTCAACAAATTCGTTGGATCAGGGTACGCTTTCTCGATCTCGACAACCCGAGGCACTGACACCAGCGAGCCGCCGCCTTCGTAATGCAGCGCGAACGTCTCGGGCGTGACCTCGGCGCGGATCTCCCTGGTGATCCGAATCCCTGGCAGCGCGGCCAAGATTGACAAGATTGCCCGCACGGCTTCCTCTGACAGCCAAACGCCTTTTGCGCCTGGCGTTGTGCAGACCGGAATTGACCACGGCCGCACCAGCGGCTCGGGCAACGCGGCTGCAACCATGCGGTGCCCGTCGGTCGCCAACAGGTGCAGACCTTTGGCGTAGTCCGGCAACCTGCACACGAGCACGCCCCGAAACATCTCGTCACGCCCGAGGCGCTTCGCGTTCATAACCAACAACAGCAATTGTTTGAGCCCGCGCGTCAAATCGCGCGCGGTCACCCAGGCCGGCTCAACGGCCACGACTTTTGCACTTTTTGCTTTCTTCACCATTTTCGCTCCCTTCCGTTCTTGGAAAAACAAGAGATCCCGACCAGTGCCCAATATCCCCCGCGTGCGACCACTCCGGTATCGTCGACTGCGGATCGTCCTCGACCAACCGCACAAAGCGGTTGTGCTTCCGAGCGAACAAGAGCACGCCCCGCACGCGACGCAGGCAACCCGGCTTGCCCGCTGGTCGCCCCGCAGAGCCGCGCTCGACCCATACCCTATCGCCGAACCGCATCTTGGTTCCCCTCGGGGCTTGGCGAGGCCTCAGCGCTCGATTTGCCGGTATCCCGCTCTTGTTCCCGGCGCTCTTGTGCCTCGCGTTTTTGCGCGTTGAGCATATCGACCCACTGGCGCAAAATAATCGAGACATCCTCTTTGCCGTCACAGTTAATCATCGCGAAGGCTCCTCGCCGACTACCCGGTATTTGCCCGTTGGCAACGTCGCTGGATCCAAGCGCCAAACGCCGTCGCACCGGCCCCACGTCGTGCCGCACCCCCGGCATTTTATCAGGGTCGCCGACACGAAAAACAAATCGGCGCCACTCTTGCCGCACACCTCGCACAAATCCTCAGTCAGCCCACGCCCGCGCTCAAGCGCGCCCGCAATATCCGGCGGCGTCCAACCTTCGGGTTTCAGCAGCTTGCCGTCTTCGCGCACCGGGCCGCCTAGCTTGGCGTGGTTCGAAATCAAAACCTCGGTCCACACCGGATCCAGGTCAATTCCCAACCTGACCATCAGCCCGCACGTCACCCAAATCAGGTCAGCCGCGGCGTCGGCCAGCTCGACTTTATCGCCCGCAAGGTAGGCCTGCATCAGCTCCGCAAATTCCTCGACCACGAGCTTGGCCCCAAGGTCGGCGTCGGTTTCGTTGGCGTCGTCAAACGACGCACCGATCGGTTGATTCGCGTACCGATGCCACTGCCATACCGATTCAAAATACGACCAACAATCCCGGGGCTCGACTTTCGCAACCGTCTTCGGCTCAACTCGTCCATTTTTCATAAATCACCGCTCAACCACAGCCAGTGTTACGCCTGGCACCGTCGGACATGTCGCCCGTATTTTTCCTTTGACAATCACGCACGGCCAAGGCTCGCGCCAGCCTTCGACCCATACCGCGATCCGCTCACCCTGGGCGAGCAAATCCGGCACATCGGCGAGGCGTAAATCTTCAGACACGGCCGAACGGCCATCGGCGCGCGAACGCAGCCACGTGTCGCGCTTCGACAGAACGATTTGGGGGGCCATTTTTCGAACCTATTGCCGCGGCTCAACCGTGGCGCCACCAACGCGTAACGCGCGCCACGATTTGGATCACCACGAACGCCACCAAGCCGATCCCGGCCGTCGCACCCGCCGCCGGCGAGGGCAGCATAAAATATGCCCCCGTCCACGAGCCCACGAGCACAAAGACGGACAGCACCAGCCACAGCTTGATCGTTTTGCTCGTCGCTTCCACGAGCAGCGGGGCTTGCGGGCCGCTTGGGCGTCGCCCACGGCGAAACGCCTCGAACTCGGCGCGCTCGCGATCCTCCGCGATCCGCGCGTCGCGCTCTGCAGCTCGCCTTGCGTAGACACTGCGGCTTGTCGTCGTCGTCATGGTTTTTCGTTCCCTTTCTGGCGCATTTATCGCCGATTTTCAAAATACCAAAAATAACCACGCACCGCAATTAAATTATGCACCCCCAAGCGGGCCCATCAAAAAAACCGCCTGCGAATGCGCTGCCGACACATCCGTCGGCCAGATAAACCAAGGTATATCCTCCCAGGTTACCCGCTGGGGTTGTTTTGTTTTTGCGTAACGCAGCCTAGCCGCGTGCAACTCATGGCACGTTCGCCAAAAATCCGGCTCGCGCACTCCGCGCAATTCACATATTTGGCAAAATAAGCAACGCGCTACCGCCGACGACTCCGCGCACGCAAACAACTCGTCGGCAATCATGTGCGTCGCGCCTGTAAGGCAAAAGCCTCCAAGTCGCGCACCGTAACCTCAGCCGACGGCGGCAATATCTCCCACACCAACAGCTTGGGCGGCTGCGTCCACACCTCGCCCAGCGGCAAGCATTTGCCAGGCCGACCCGCCCACCATTTCGGCGTCGCCGCGGGATTGAACCACAACACCAACGGCACGACCACACGCGCGCCAAGCTCTTGTTTGTCGACGTTGACCATCTCGGGCACAAATTCGGCCAGCACCAAATACCAGCCAATATCCGCGGGATCACGCATCGTAATTACCCTTATTTCGGGGCGGTTTTTCGACCAAAGCCCACGCAATCGACTCGCCTTCATAGGGAATCAACTGCACCTCTGTGCACCGTTTTGCCTCCTCCGGGCGCATTACGCCCAGCGCGATTGCGTGCCGCGCAAATTCCCGCAAGCTGCACAAGCCCGCGTCAACCTTCGCGGTAAGCTCCTGCAGCAACGTCAATTCGGCCATCGACACCACCGCGGCCCGTTGCCCCTCAGCTTCCATTTTGGCGCATAGCGCCTCGGCTTCTGCTTTCGTCATGGCGTGCCCTTTCCTACGCAATTCGGGCAAACGTATTTCAACGGCGATTTTGGTCCGCTGTAGTAGTTGCCCCACGTGTTTGGATCGTAGTCAGCCTCGGATTTACACACCGGGCAGCAATCCGTCACGCCCACGTCATCAAATACGACCGGAAAGCGTTGGCGAAAATCACGCAACATGGGCCGCATTAGGTCGCGCATCCTGGGGTGCGCGGTTCTGTCCGTCCGCAATTGAAATACGTGGCGCCACTCGCGCACGTTGAACCCCGCGGCGATTTGCGTAGCCGTCGCATGCGGCAACAGGTCGCGCGCAATCTCGGGCGATACGCCTCGATTAACCGCGCCCAAATATCGACGCGCTGCCAGCTCGTAAGCCTCGATCGTCGCGTCCATTTCCGCGAGCGGCCAATGGGTCGGCAAAATCACTGACACGCGCCCACCAAACCGCTCGCTACTGTAATTGCAATAGCGCGTTGATTCTTGCGCGTACGACCCGATCCGATGCCGCACCAATTGGTGGCTAAGGCCGCGGTCACAGGTAATTCGGACCTTGATGTTTGCGAACTCGAGCACGCTTTCATGGCCGCGCTCAATCAATTTCGCAACAAAGCGTTCGGCCGATCCTTCGTGCGCTTTTTCCTCGGAACGGTAGCAGGTCCGGCCCGCGCGCTCGATCACCTGCAGCATGTCCGGCGTGAAATCCTCGATAACGTATCCGGTTGGTACCAGCCGGATCGGCGAATCGTGGGCAAGCGGATAGTCCGCCAGCTCTTTGACCGTAGGGATCATCGTTTTGTTTCCTCGATTTTCTGCGTAATGCGCTTCAACCACGCTTCGGCCTCACCTAGATCCACCTCGGCCTGCGCCCGTCGCCCATTTTTTCGTTGGTATGCCGCGTACGCCTTACTTTCCGCTGCGTCGGCGCGTTGGTACGCGCGCCAAGCCTCCCGTTCTTCTTTGGTACGCGCGATCAACGCCGCTTTACACCGCGCAATTTCACGGCGCGCTTTCGCCTGTGGTGATATTTTCGTTGCCATCAAATAAGCCCTAGCCGTAAAAGCCAACTCGGTTGGCCGTGTTCGCAAATCCCATCAGGCTCGACCCAACAACCGTCGATCGCCTCGCACCCGCCACCACAAGACCACTCCCGCAACTGGTCCTCCGACGGCGCTTCACCTGTTTGCAGTTTTTTAACCACGACAAACACACCGCCGCACGAGCATTTTTCGCCCGGGCGCACTCCTGACCTAGCGCCGCAAGTCCAACACTTCACGCAAGGCCGTTGCTCCATAGATTTTCCCTTTCTGGTTTGATCACACATTCAGCTCGACGCAGCCGAGGTTACGCGGATCGAATTGCAGCGCGACAAAGTCAACGCCCCGTTTCGCTTCCGCGAAATCCCGCACCTCAGCCGCGATCCAAATAGACAGCACGGCGTCAAGCTCGCCTCCTGTGACCAGGATAAATTCGCCCATGCCGTCAAGCTCGAACGTGTTGCAAAAATGCCTGACCGTCGCCTGTAGAAACCGCAGAACCTCGGGCTTGTCCGGGGGCTCGCGGAACAACAACGCGAAAGCCGCTTGAGCCACTTGGCAGAGGTAATCCCGAGCGTCGCTACAAGGGCCAGATCCGCCCAAAGGCGCGCATAAAGCCGTCATGCTGGGATCAATGCCGGGGCTCGTCGTTTCTCGCAAGGCTCGGTCGATTTTTCTACACACGCGCCGAACAACACCAGCACGGCACCCTGCACGCCGTCGCCCCTCCCGGCCCCCGCTCCAGGTTCTCCGATGTCGTCAATTCAGGTTCTCGGTTCTTAGCTCGGGTGTCGTCAATTCAGGTTCTCCGGTGTTTTCAATTCAGGTTCTCGGGTGTTCTCGGCTCAGGTTTAAATCAGGTTTAAATCGCGATTTAATCCCCGAATTCAATTGGCCCGGGGCCATCGGTCGCGCGCTTCGCGCGCATGACATCCGCGCCGGTGTTTCACTTTTAGGGGAGCGCGGCTTGGGATTATCGCTACACGCGCCGCGTAACGGCCTTGCGTGCAATCGATATTGCGTGCCTCGGGCTCAAGGGCAGCACACGCGGCGCCTGATTAGGTACCTGGTACCACTGATGCCGCGCCATCTCTCGGCTCATAGGCGTTACCTCATGCTCAGGCA